AGTACTAATAATTTAGTTATTTAACTAATATACTTTTTATAAAACTTCAATATTAAGTTCAACATTGGTGCAAATATAAATGAAAATCGTGGGAATCTCACACCGACAGGATAAGGAATATGTTTTTTCTTTAGAGGAAAGATACAAAAATATGCTATTTCCTATTTCTTTACCACATGAACAAGTTATAACTGATTCCAGCTCCTAAATACCAACCGCCCGGGAAACCGTATCCAGCTTGCAAGCCAAATCCCCAGCGTTTCTTCTTCGGGATGACAGTATGGTAGATATCATTCGTCACATTCTGATACACGGTTCTTGGGAATATCTGCAAGCTATCCAGTCTCGGACGGTAGCCGGACACCCATGCACGGTAAAGGCTGTCCTCATAGTAAGCCTGTTCACGTTGTACTACTGTATCGCCTATGTGTATGGTATCCTTTAACCGAATGAAGAGCAAGGGAGCCATAGGCGGAGATATAGATAAAGAGCAAACCTTAATAACCGTCTTTATCTTCGTCTCGGTTCTCACTTCTGCCGGAAGAGGTTCGTGCGGATTACACTGCATCCACACGACCACGCCAAGCAGCAGGCAGACTAATATCCAAGGGAGTGACCTCATAGGATATTATCGTTTGAAGTCCACTCTGAGCTTGAAAGCAAGTCTTCAAGTTCTTTGCCTTCGTAGACCGGATAAGGATAAAACGGTTCTTGTGGCATTTCTTCATCCTCCTCTAAAGAGAGCGCCATAGCAGACGGGAACAGTTTCTCGTAATTGTCTACCTTCATAATCACTTTAGTTCCATCAATGCTTTTTCTTGGAACCAGGTGTAATTCATCGAGCACCTCTTGCGGTATCTCGTTCAGATTCTCTGAGGGAAATGTAATGTATTTCATAATTACTTTTTAAATATTGGGTTATTTACATCAATCAATTCGTCTTTCTCGAATAGGTTCTTTAGCATGTTAATAGATAGCATATCAATAGTCTTAGAGTATAGCATGGCTTTATAGAATACTCCTTTCCAAAATAATGTATCTTCATTTGTTTTACCAATTAATAAACCTTGACTATCTGTTTTGCTCCCTACAATTAATTCAGCATCATTATAATGTGTTTTTGTACATAAGGTTATGTCATTCTCATAATAAGGAAGGTCTTTGGCTCCTCCAAAAGAACATTCTCTAGCTGAATTAGTATTTGCAAAAGACTTTTCTAGTATAAAGGCAGAATTAATATCCGTTAATCCCTTCTGCATAAATTGCCCATTAATAGAAAGCTTTCTTCTCTTAGCAATAACTGTAAAATCAGTGAAAGCTGGAATAAAAGTATTAATAAGATAGTCTTCTACACCATCACTAACTAATCCATTATCAACATAACCACTTTCTTCATTAAAAGCGAAGTTCTTAGTAGTAAGTGCTCTGTCATAGACTCTACCTGTTTTTCCATCAGTATTGGTTTGTTCAATAGCTGCTAGTCCAGTAATAGACTTGTCAAATATGGACCTTTTACTATCATCAATATTCCTTATACCATCATCTATATCATCAGCCTGAGTATTACTCTTACCATAAGCATCCCAATAATAATCTGGACTTTCCACATAACCACCTTCAATTCCTACAATGTCATTCAGTTCCTTGATTTCTTCCTCAGGGCTTATTTCGGGGAAGGACATGAAGGCGAAGAGAGCAAACTTGGAAAAATTAGCAGCAGCCGATCTACTAGCGCCAATAACTGGAGATTGAGTATTTTGTTCGTTAGCTCCATTATTCGTAATGGTCAAGTTATGAGTAATATTAAGTAGCTGTTGACAAGTTATATTTGCGTTTAAAACGCCATCAATATAAGTCTTACCATTAGTGTTTCTAGCATTATAAGCCACACTGTCTGCTTCCGTTGTATTATAAACCGCAAAATGCCAAGGTTGACCGGAAGATTTTCTTTGGTCATACAGAACTCCATTCATGTTCTGAGTATTCACCTTCATCAACACCTGCTTAGCACCATGAGACAACGTAGGTATAGTAATGAAGTCATCTACTCCATCAAGACAGAATGAGCCTTCGTATTCTCCGATTTGCTCAATAACAAGATTAGACCAATCTAAGTTACTTCCTTTTGTTATTCTAAATCCACTTGAAACACTAATCAGTAGATTGTCAAAAGATAAATCATTCCTGCCATTAGATAGTTCTATATAAGTGTCAGCATTTACTCTAAAACTTAAGATTCCTTCTTTTGGAATACCTGTAATATTAACACTAAAACTATTTAATCTAGTATTTGCACCTTTGTAAGCTACCCAACTGTTAGCGGGTTTAAAATCAGAATTAGTTTTAATAGTACTATCGGTCAATACTATTCCACTATATACTCCCCAAGTAGTAAAGTCCTCTGAATAGCCATTAGCTCCACTCATTCCGGCATAAGCAGAATTGTTAATCTTACCATGATTGCCTTTACCTGTAAGGTCGGGAATATATCCTAGAATCTTATAAGAACTATTTGGAATCCTTAGAATCTGAGGAGCGAGGATACAGTTGGGTTCGTTGGTTTTTAGATACTTACAAGGAGAAGTAAAAGTAAAAATATTAGTCTTTTCTATAATACCTATATTATTACTATTAAAGTTCTTACCATTTAATCTAATACCACCTAAAACTTGGTATAATTCAGGCAATAAATGAATGTAGCCAGTATATTTCAATTCTGTCCCAACCTTAATCTTATCACCATATGTGTATAGTTTATTAGTTTTATTATCCCGTATTCTAACTATTGCCGGATAAGGCTGAACAATATCTTCATAATAAACATACTCGTCAATAGTAATATTTATCTTTTGTGGAGATTTCTTTCCGGTAGCTTCACCAAAGTTTTCGATATTATATAAGTATCTTGTGTCTATAAACGTAGGAGTAAATTCCTTTCCATTTATAGTAAGACTAGCAATTTCTTGTCTTTCTCTATCAGTAAGATAGACTTGAAGTTCAATAGTGTCAGTAACTGCGAAATAATCACCAATGCTCAATTGTTTGTTAGTAGTCTTATTAATAGCATAGTATTTATTAATATCTACATTGTTATTAAATATTGGTCGCCACTCTACCATATCAGGATAAAGAGTACCCAACTTATACCTCTTCAACTGACGCTCTAACAGGAACTCAGAGAGAGTGTAAGGAAAGAGTAAGAGACTCCATAGTGCTATATTAGCATATTGAGTATCAATTCCAAATCTACCTATGGTTAAACCATTCCCTGTATTGTCATGTAACCCTTTGTTAATAGCAGAACCATCATAAATATATGTAGATTGATAGCTAATCTTTCTGCTCAATTCCATAGGAGATAGAACCGTAGTTGCTCCGAAAGAATAAGGTCTTACAACACTTGTATTATCAGCAAACTCAAATAAAAATGGAGTAGAAGTATTACCCTTTATGCTTGAAACCACAGGAACTCCATTACCTTTCAAACTAGGATAAGCTCTATCAACTGCAACAGTATAATCCTTTAGCCCTAAGTCTCCTACAAACTGACCATAGTCCTCTACTCCGTCAAATACTAATGCTCCTTCATAGTCGGGGATTTGAGTGATAGTAACTCCTATATAGACTTCTTTAGGAAAGTTACCATTAATAGCAAATCCAACTCCGCTTTCATATTGATGACTATAAGGAAGGTCATATTCTCCATCAGTATTAATAATTATTGATTCTCTAGCACCACTTTCTCTACTATATAGATAAGAAATATTTGCATCCTTAGGAATGCCAGTAATTTTGGCTTTAAATGCTTTAATTTCACTCTTTGATTTCCAAGCAATAAAATTACCACCATTAATATCACTGACTTTATTAACACGCAATTTATCATGGCTAATTATTGCTGTTCCATTGGTCATTTGATACCAAGTTTTAAAATCTTCATTATATTTGCCAATACCACTACCTAACTTCTTAGCATAATTATACAACTGCATATCGCGACCATTGCCACTAAAGTCTTTCAGATACCAATCTTCATCCGGAGTATCATTGCTTAGACCTTGTTTCTTTACGTCATAGTACACATCAGGCTTAACATACTTATCCAAGTTATAGTAAGCGATTACTTGATTGATTTCGTCAGAAGTCAGTACTCTATTGGCAATGAAAGTCCAGTACCAAGCTACTTGACATATTTCTGCTATACCTGAACTATGACTATACCCTTCTACGTTAAATACGCTATCTAAAGGTAATGAAGAACCAACAGTTTTATAATCATTTTTATCTCCTAATATATTATTGATAGTGCTAATATTGCCGCTGTTAGAATAAGTCCAACCATATATTCCAGTCTTATCATTAACATTAGAATTACTTCTTATAAAAGAATTTCCTACTCTTACATAATTAGTAAGTCCAGAAGCGACAGCATGATTAATATCTATTAGATGAATCATACTAACAACAGTAATCTCATTACTGCCACCAAGCATTTCTTGTACAGTCTTACTAGAAACGATTGAGTCATCAACTCCATCAGTTACCAGTGCGCCATAATAGGGACTATCTTTATCTGCATAGCCGCTTCCTTTGGTGTAAGCCGCATTGCTAACTACAAACGGATTATCTGGGTCAACCAAGTTCTTGATGATGGCTCTGTCCGGGTCGTTATTGCTCTTGCCGTCACACTTGACTACCGCAACTAAGGATGCCAATACTTCCGGGTCAATGTAGGGGTGGCCGGAAAAACCGGAAGAAGCTCCCAGAACGCCAAGCCTGATAGCATTCAGACGAATAGGATCAATCCCTATTGCGTCAAGCCTTATCGGATTTAATCCTATTGCTTCCATCACTCTTCAGATTCAAAGTATTGAGCCTTGACAGGCTGTTGTGTAGATTCGAGTTTGATATACTGACCTTTCTTAAGACCAATGACAGGGCGGGCGAAAACCTTATCGCACATTCTTTTTTCCACTGACTGGAAGTTTTCGCTATCGTAGCTGATATGAACCCACAATGTGCTTCCCTTTTCAAATTCAAGTTGCAAGCCAATGCTTTCCTGATTTACTTGTATAGGGTCGCTTACATATTTATCGTCTACTTGATTGAATGTAATATCTTTTAATGCCATGATTGTTTCTCCTATTGATTAAAATTTATAATAAAGCCCATCCGGCTTCTATGTCAGCCATGACAGCCGGAGCATTGTTCTCTACCTGTGAGATTGCGGCAGCGAAAGCGCACATAGTCGCTTTGTCATTAATATCTGGAACGTATGTGTTCGGGACTTGCATTTCACTACATACACGGCTGATATATCCGGCTGTATTGTTCTCGTTCTCCGGTGCCCACCGCTTGATGAAGTCGGCAATCGTCTGACAGCCGTGTCTTTTACGGTAATTCTGTAATGTACGGATAAGGGCACGGTAGCCCCATCTCATTTCTTTGAACTGGAAGAACGATTTGTCTTCCTGCTTTTCTCTCAGTCCCTGCCATTTGTCCTTTGTGATACGGATATTGCCAGGGTTATTATTTCTCAGACCTCTTGATATACTCATGTTTTCATTCTTTATTTTGAGCCATACAGCAGACGTTCAACCGCTGTATGGCAATGTATTTATTCAACTATCATCCAATCGTTGGCAAGCATATCCAACCAGTTGGGGATATAGTTTGTGGCAGTAGCACCTTGCATACTATGCGGGTACACAATCAAACATTGAGAATGATAGTGCATTGAACCATCCGCATGTTTTTTGATTTCCTTTTTAGCAGCATCTGGCAATGACTGCATCTTAGGAACAATATCAGGAGAAATGTCACTATCTATTTGTTTAACAATAAACATATCTCCATTTCCCACCCATGCTTTGCGTCTAACATTATAACCACGTTTGAGAGATTCAAGTGCTTGCCCGAAGGTTCCTGTTTCTTCTCCCAATAATTCACCTTCCATTGCTCCAAGAATATAAGCTGTCTTAATAAGCCCCTCACATTCTTTTGCTTCTTTGTTACATGATACTACACTCGCTGCATATCCTGCAGCCTTTTCATCTAATGTCTTCATTTTAATAAATATTTTTGATTAAACATTGAATCCGCTTCCTGAAACTGTTTTGTAAAGCGGTTCTCTTTGTATTCTTTTTTGAAAGTAGTATATGATACTTTCGACGTTGTGCATCCCATTAAACTGAGAAGCCCGAGGAATATGAGTAATTTTTTCAATTTCATATGATTAATGTTAATACTCCAATTTGAATCGCCTGACCGACAATGCCGCCTATCAGCGTGGCGGCAATATCGAGCCAGTCCCATTTTCCACCGTATGCACGGTCTTTGAACTCCATGCCGGCAGCCAGTCCCGCTACAAACAGGATGGTAAGCAATGCACCTGCCGGGATGGCGTAAAGCAGGTGCTTGGGTCGGTTACTTTCCTTTATCCAATTCATTCTCTATAATTTCTCTCACATCTTCCTTATCAACCTTAAACACCTTTTTGCCAAACACTCCTAATGCCCCGATAAGATTGATATTTATACCTTTTGGCTTCAGTATATTGCCAACTATCGAACATCCTTCTATGAAGCATACCAATAAACAGGAATACACATCTATCGGATATTCATTGTGACTTGCTACGCTAATCATACAGACCATGCAAACGAATGCGAAGTAAGTTACCATCTTTCCCATGGTAGCACGGATAGCACGAGAAAACCTGACCTTTTCACCCATTAGCATACTTTTCCGCACTCCAAAAGCTAAATCGCAAAGGATTACTGCACATGATGCAATCAGCCAAGGAATCATATGCTGCAAAGACTCATATACAAAAGCTGTAGCAATTGCGGCAAAACCACCAGTGGTTGTATGTACTATTGCTTCTTTCATACGATACAAGTAAGATAAACGGTTAACAATGAAATTACCTCTATCCAAAACATCGGTTTCCTCTTAATGAAGTCGGAGATGAAATTGCCTGTCCAATGTCTTTTCATGGAGATTATCATGTATGCGATGAATCCAGCCCATAACAGTAACCAATACCAACTATTGCAACCTACCCATATCTGGGAGAAGATTAAGGCTATACATGAACCGACAATATGAGGTGTCTTGTCCTCTACTTTGAAGTTAGGAGATACTCCCAATACAATCATACCGATAACCGCGAGGAATATAAGGAACCGGCTGTGCTCCGTGCTTGCTTCAAATGCGGGCGGAAGAAACAGAAAGCTGGAGCCAATCATGCACAACCCGAACCAGAACTTGTGTGTCAGCGCATAGTAGGTGGCACTGATTGAATAAGGGATTTCTTTCCCCTTTTTAATCATCGCATAAACATAGCCTGTGATGAGAATGAATGATAATAGTACTAATGTAATCATAGCTTTATCTATTTGAGTTTATAATACGAATTTGGGTTGTTCCGGGTATCCGGTCTTGTAGTTGTAGGTTTCCACTTGTCCGGCATCAGGCAAGCCTTTGACAGCCGCAATATGTGACTGTGTTACGTTGTAGCAGTCAAGGGCGTACAATTCAAGCTGGTTGAGCATAGCCAGCGCATCATCGACCGGAATAACGTATTTCTCGGCATTGTACCAGAGGGTTGTCTGTACCCGTCCGGCTTCCTTCTCGATACCTATTGAGTTGACCAACCCTACACGGGTGTCCTTGTTCAACCATATCCGCTTTCCGGCAAGGACGAAAGAATTCACGGAGTCAGACTTGTCATAAGCATTGATTTCCGCTATCTTCATTCCCTTCAGCTCGTCAAGTGTGAATTCATGCTCAACCAATACCGGGTATCCGTCCACGTTTTCCTTAATTTCCTTGCCGGATGCCTGACCGTCAAGAAGCTCTTTCCAGTATTCTACGGTTATTTCTACTGAGCCTTCTACCGGATAATCGTAGAAGCCGTTTTTCCAATACATTTTCTTTTCCTTTTCCATAATATTTCATTTTATTTCCAACGACCGATTGCAAGCCAATGGAATGCCTCTCCGGGATAACCGTATTCATTATTGTTTGCCGGGTTAACAAAACTTCCTTTTATCCTAAAATTGGAAGTCGCCTTGTAGCTGAGATAAAGTGTTTCCACTACATTGATGTCAGATGGAGCCTCGGGCGCCGGGAACACATGATAAGTGGTGTCATAGAAACTGACAGGGAGATATACAGTACGTTCACGTCCGGTTGTACTTATGAAACCAAACTGAATCAACAACCCGTTATTGAACTTCGCATATCCGTTCTGGTTCAGGGAAACGGTCATGGCGTTGGATAAGTCGGCTTTGGCGTACAGGGACAAGTCTATCCCGTCCAATTTGGTGCGTTCTTCATCAGTCATGAAACGCTTATCTATCTCCTCTGTCACATCACTTGCTGTATGGCCATGCAGGAGCAATGCGAACAAATCCTTCCCGACTGGATAGACAGACCATTTGTCTTGTGGCATGGACGGGTCGCATCTGAACACGCATAACTGGCGTGACTGGTCGAAAACGACAAAGGAGACTTCTGTATTATCGTCCGCTATTTGCATGTTCAATATGCCGAGGTTGAAGTATGTTCCTCTTTCATCCACTACATATACCATCTTTCCGGCTTTCCATGCCGTGTAAATGGCACTTATTTCGGTTATCTGCTCTTGCGTTACGTTACCGTCATTTACGATGGCACTGAAAGACAGGGAAGATTTGTAGCTTCCTGCCGCATTACCTTCAGCCGGGAGCTTGTCGATAGCATTGTCTATCTCTTCGGCTGTATGTCTTAATGTTTTAGATTCTTCTGCCATATTGTTATATTTTCATTAAACTTCTTTATTCGAGGGAACCCCGACTATAATCATGTCAAAATATAAGGGATACACCCTCTCGTAGTTGCCATTTCCCCAAAAGCTCAGGGTAAAATTGGTGTCTGTAATATTATCAACGGATGGAGTGCACGGGTCATAGTCACCGGCAGCACGTTGACCGCTCGGAGTTACGAAAGTAAAATACCGGGTATGTCCTAGCCCATGGGTAAAGGTGAATATTTTACTGGCTGTATTTACTGAAATCTTAGCTTCCGATGAATCAATTCCGTTTCCCCACCCTATACCGAAATGGGGTGAGCCGTTAGACTCAACTGTAATTCTTGTGCCAAACAATACTCCGGGCATACGCCAGAAATCATCCTGCGCCATGCGCCAATTACAGCCGCCAACAGCATCTATGCCAATGTTTCTCTTACCACCACCCCAAAACTCATCTGTACTGCCACTTGCCTTTATCATGACCGCTCTATTATCTGCACTTGCTCCAGTAGCACTTGCTTCGAAATAAGAGCCACAACCAAACCCTGCAATGCCGGGAATGGTGTTTCCCAAGGCTGCGGTAGTCTTACGGCTGTCATTAATAATTCTTATTAAAGCATCCCGTCCATCCTTATTCTCTAACGAAAAACTGCCGATATCGAAACCGCCAATTCTTCCGTTGTCCGAATAAATCTGTCCGGTAAACTTGTACTGTTTGGTTATTGGGTCAAGTTCAAATACGGGTTTGTCGTCAACCAAGGCGAATATACCGGTACGAATTTCACCGTCAACAGTTACGTCTTTCCCGAGAAGGACTCCTGTCAACTTGCCGTCTTCACTCTTGCGTCCAAAGAAGCCCTCAGGTGAAGCTACAAACTTATCACTGATGGTGGTTCCATTGGTAGTCCATTCATCTATCCACTCAGGACTGTCCATGAGATTTTTCCAGAACACTTTTGAACCGTCCGTCAGCTCCACATTGCCTTTGATTACTACACCCTCATCAGGAGTGAATTTCATATAAGAGCTCTTATCCCGTGCACCTGTATAGCTACGTCCGTATGTATTCGAATAGAATTGTTGTGTCTCCTGGTCGAATCCCTCTTCCTTGACCGCCTTGCCGTCCAGCGAATAAGAATCAATTCCCTGCAACATCTGAATGGTGGGAGCTGTTAGCCCGTAGGCTGACAAAAGTATTGCGTTCTGGCGTGCCTGGTCGGTACGATGTCCCAATTGGATTATCTTGTCACCTGCCTGCGGAATATCGCTGCCTTCCTCGCAGTCATCTACCGACAGGTCTATGTAATTCTCGCCAACAGCCAGGACATACCGCCAGTAATAACGGTTGGATACATTCTCATATACCCCCGGCTTGATGTTGAACTGCCGGCATTGCGCCATGTCTCCGGCTGCAAACTGGTTAATGATGGCTTTCTCGCCATCGTCGGAAATGAAGTAACAACGGTACACGCCACCTGTCGCTATGGGAACATACAGGGCTGCGTTGTCCGAGTCATAGAGACGCGCCCCGCTGGAATCATATACGGATGCTATGGAAATCTTCTCGACCTTCGTACATTCAATACTGGCTAGCGTAAGAAGTATCTCACCGCCTACCGACTGGAGCTCCTTGATTGTAAGAGATTCAAATACGGCTTTCAAGCGGACATAAATTTCGTCAAACTCCGCATACGAGCGTCCGGTTTTCGGGTCACGTTTGACCAAGAATCCTGTACCGAGCGCACCGCTTATGAAGTTCTGGGATTCAATCTTGTCAGTTATGACACCGCCAAGAAGCTTGATAAGATAATCCATTGTTTCTTCTTGTGTCTTGTTCAAGAAGGTAGCAAGGGATTTTTGTGATGAGAACACGTTACGGTCTGATGGGAGCGTCTTGTCATTTACCCCTATCACATAGATGCTTGCTCCACCGCCACCGACTACGGAACCGGAGTAAGTTTGTCCCTTGTAGGTGAGAGAATCAAGTTTGCTTTCTATCTCCCCGATACGGGAATATGAAGCGGTTTCACCTACTGTATAGATGGGATGGTCGTAAGGAAAATCCAGCGGCCACTCGAAACCGATGATACGGGATTGCCGTCCTTCGGGGAAAAACGCTTTGTTAATCAGGTTGACTTTAGCTCCTACCTCATAGGTACGAATATTGCCTTTATTGTAAATGAAATCCGCGTCCATCTCACAATCATAGGTGGATGGGTCTATCATGGATTTCTTTACGTATTCCTTTGCCTTCTTTAATAGTCCCTGCTCTGCGTCCGGTAACATCTGCTCAGAGATGAATGCCGTATCGAAGCCGTAAAGGACATATGTGTCTTCGGGGACCTCTTCACCGTCTTCCATATGTGCGGCTTGTGGGAATAGCACATCATCAGGAAGTGCACGCCCGTAGTCCTCATTTCGGACGATTTCAAAGGTTGTACCGGTGTTATCGCTCTCTTTGAGATTAAGGGCGAAATCCAGTCCGGCAAGCTTTCCGGTTTGGAAAATTAGGTGTAACTCTTCCAGAAGAAAGTCTTTCGTAAAGTTCTTCAGTCCGTTATCCTTGAAGGTATAGATAGGATACTTGTTTCCGGTTGGCTGCTTTGTCTCTTCGTCTATTTCTTCCTTTTCTTCATGTGAGATACTGGATACAGAGCCGATATACTTGGGATATTCATCCTCAAATATAACTATCTCTTCGATGGCTTCCTCTTCCGGCATTTCCACGTTATCCGAATCATCATAATTTTCATCTCCTATGTTGATACGTTCACCGGTTGGGCTGTATCTATAAGCGTCCACATAAGGAACACCTTCCGGGAGCATAAGACGCTTTTGGACAACACCGTTCAGAGTGAGTTCTTTATCGTCCTTGCTGAAATAGTTGTCGGGAACTTTGCCTTTGATTATGTTGTTAATCGTATATCGGTCGTTCAAAGATGCTGTTACGCCTTCGGGTAGCCGGATAACGTTCGAATTGTCCCCTGTAAGTAAATCCGGGTTATAGACAGTATCAAATGTCTGTCCGGCATTGGAACCGGAGAAGAACGTCACAGAAGTATTTGCAGATATAACCAGACATTCAATATTTATATCTTTGGCGCTCTCTCTGCCAATAGTGTAATATACAGTTTTCCCCGGATGATTTAATGTGAAACTAAATGTAAACATTAGCCGACAATTCTCTGCTTGCTCTTCAAGAGAGAAATCAATATCGTCAAAAATAAGCGACTGACTAGATGATGAATCATTTGCTGATTGCTCCTGTATATCCAGTACCTTTTCCACATCTCCGGCATAATAGTAGAGAGATGTTTTTATTTTCAGGTTCTCTATATTGGATGTGAACCTTGTAGTAAGAAAGACAGGCGTTGAATCAAAATAGACACGATAGCTACTTGCAGGCATAGAAGAAGCGAATATATCCGTCATTACTTCATATCCATTTTGGGCACCAACCATTTCCCCTTCTTTAAATATGCTTATATTGAAAGGTTCTACATCTATGCGAGAAGACATAGGAAAGAAATCCGGCTTGAGAGCTCTTGCCGTATCTGATATATCCCGTCCTTTGACTTTCTTCACGTCAAAAATCAAACTCTTCCGATAGCTGGCAGGGATGTTACGGGTGGAACCGAAAGCATACACACGAGTAGCATATGTAGTTTGGCTGTCGCTCCTTTGCATGGAATTGACATTCACGTTCTCTGTGTCCGTCAAGTCACCGGCTTTGAAGTCTACTGGGGAGCTGTATTCACAACGCCCGAAATGAATAGTCTTGTTCTCTATCCACCATTCACACTCCCAAGTCTCCGCCATCTGTGTGAGTGCGTCTATTAGGTTCACATTGTCGTAAGAAACGAGTTTGGAAGTGTTCACTACCGTGTCGTCAATCTCGTATGTAAACTCTTCTTCTCTGAACTTGTATCCGAGTGCTTTCAGGTTATCCAGAAAAACATTTAAATGCGTGTCAAGGGTAGCGGTAAGATTCCATCCGGCTTCACGTCCGGTTGTTTCCGGTGTATAGAAGAACTTTTTGTTCTTCCATTTCCAGTAGTAGGCATCCAGCCGGAGTTCGTAGTCGTATGCACCGGTAGTCGTATTGTAAGCAGGCTTATACAGGTCTACTAACTCGAACATGCCAAGTTCGTTGTCTATATAGTCACCCAGTTTGAAATACACCGGTTCAACAGAAGAGAACTTTAGTGTGATATAGTCCTCCTTCATCAATAGAAAGTGTCTTTTCGAACCCTCATTGATTGGTGTCGAGAAGCGGAGATTGCCGGATATGTCTTTGATGTCTACTGATTCCATGACACCAAAGTTCGGAGATAAAAAAAAGAGTGCCCAATTTTGAGCACTCGCATATACAACAATTACCCTATTGTTGGAATTTAGGTTCTTAAACTAGGGTTTGGTTCACAAAACTTCATTGAGCATTTACCAAAGGTTCTGTCTAAACTTTGTGCATAGGTAATACTTTTACCTAAATAAATCAAGTGATAGATATCATTGTTGATAGCCGGAATCTGAATATCAATTACACCTTTGTATAGTTCTTCAAAAAAGGCTATTTTCTTTGTCTGATAATCAGATTGGGAATTGCCCTCTATGGTGAAAGCTAAAGTGATTTCTCTCTCATCCAATTTGGGGGTGGTGGCTATTATCCGTTTTCCATGTTTCAAACGAGATTTATTTTCAATGAATTCTTTAATAGGAACTGATGCTCCAAGCGAATTAAGAAAATTATCTCCCATTCTGACTCCCCATACTTGAAAAGCATCTCTGCCATTTATTAATAAATCTGCCATAACTAACTATTTTGTTGATAATCCTTTGGTATTGTTTTTAACTTCTGAAATATCCTTCTGTATTTGTTGGATTGGTTTTATTATTGCTCCGGTATTCTCGGAGATTTGAACCAGTTCGAGATATGAACTTGCTATCAAATCACGTGTGTCATCAGCAATATTTCTCGTTTCCGTATTTATGGAAATAAGTGTATCCGTTTTCATCGTTAGAATATTTAATGATTGGGATTGAGTTACACTTTGATTCTTTATCTCTTCTCCAGCTATTTGCAAAGCAGTGAAACGTCCGTTAAGTTCGTCTATTGAATCTTGCGAAGCAGCGGCAAAACCTTTCTTTGAAGCTTCTTGGGAAGAGGAAGAAGAGCTCCCTGTGTATCCGGTAATTTCCGAAATTTTATCCCTTTCATTCATTGCTTTTTGAACCATCGAATCGTAATCTTTCCTTGCATCTTCTATCTGCTGTTTGGTTAGTTTTCCACCTTGTTCCTTCATCAACTCTGCAATTCCATTGTACCATTCTTTCAATTCATCATCAAACAACTCTCCCATAGAGAAATTGAGTAAAGCACGCTGCATATATTCTGAAAAATCCTCTGAAAAACTTTTAGCATCTTTGTCCATATCCATCAAGGAATCCAAGAAACTATCGCGCAGACTATCAAAAGAAACCTGCATGAGTGATTCGTTTATCTTCTCGGTAAGTTCATCCAATTTGCCGGCTTGGTCGGCATATGCCTCCAATTTCTCCAAGACACGACCGCCATATCCACCCTTTCCTTCATTTTTGATTTGTTCGTATATGTCAGCATTGCTAAGTAACATTTTCATTTGTTCAGGGCTTAACCCCCATAAGGAACCGGTACCAGAGAAAGTCTTATCCACATTTTCACGAGCCCAACGGAGTTGTTCGTCAGTCCATTCCATATAATGTTGCCAGCTCTTATGGGAACCATGATACCTTGCTTGTTCACGTGCAATGTTAAGAGTATTACCAATCTGTTCTTTTTGATATTTATACGCCTGCTCATATGCTGATATGGATTTAGAGCCTGCCGCCTTGTTCATTACTTCAGTAAGCCTATCAATGGACTTTCCTAAGATTTCATTTCGGTCTGTTAGCTTATCAATAGCTTCCTGTACTTCTTTGGCATTACTACCGCTAATCTTATTCATTAGAGAATCCCAACCACCAAAGGAGATTGAATTTAATATATTACCTACACCATCTCGTATGGATTTACCTAGTGTCACAAATAAGTCCCCTGACAAAACATCACTTAGAATTCCGCTAACAGCGTTGAATACGGCATCAAGTAATCCTCCGACAACATCGCTTAATCCATCTTTGAATACATCAATGATAGCTACTATCCAACCAATAATAGGAACATCTTTTAAGTTCTTTGTTACTTCGCCAATAGCCCCTTTCATAGCTGAACCGGCTTGCAACAACCCCTGATAAGCACTACTTATTCCACCGGATGCAAGTTTAGACAACCCCTCAACAACATTGTTCATATTGGTTCTGAGATTTATAGCAGTATTAGTTAGATTCTGCTGACTTTCGTTGGCGATATCCGTTTGCGTCCGGACGTTTGTGGATGCAGCATCTGCATTTTGTTGAGCTATGTCAAATGCATGTTGGGCAGCTTGTTTCTCTTCTTCTGTTCCATTCTTTAAGGCCTTTTCATAATCTTCCTGGGCTTTAATAAGTTTATCTTGGGCTGTTTTTTCATCTTCAATAGCTATAAGACGGTTTTGCTCAGCCATTTGGTATGTTTTTATGTCCTGGCCAAGTTTCTTGAAATTCAAACCACCGGCTTTGCTCAAGGATTTTTCCATTTGGTTTATGGCATCAATCAGTGCTTTTTGGCTTGCTTGGTCGGAGTTCTTGAACTTGTCGGTACGGACATATTTTTTTGCTTCTTCCAAAGCGGGTTTCACCATATCATTAAACATTCCGCCAAACTCACCAAATACAGTAACCCAATCAATGTTTGCCTTTATTGCTTCTGTCTCCTTGTTCTGTATGGTAACATCCCGTTGTTTCTCCAGTAATTTAACTTGGGCACTGTTCACTCCGTTTTCTTCCTGTGCTTTTTTAATCTTCTCAGCATATTCTTGAGCTATCGCAAGCTTCTGTTGTTGGAATGTACCATATTCTTTCAGATAATCATTTAAAGCTTGCTGCTCGGCTTTAAGTTGTTCCTTGGTTATATCAGCCATTGCTTTATCTCTCTTGTTTTCAGCGTTTGTATAACGGTCGGAAATCTCGATAGATTGTTCCGAGGTTAATTTCCCCTTTTGCTTTTCTGATAATTCTTTTTCTTGTTTCTTGATGGCGTCAAGTTCTTTTTGATAGTCAAGATCAATCTGTTTCAGCTTTTTCTCTGTGCCTTCCTTCATAAGGTCGATTTCCGCTTGTTGGTTTTGGCGACGGAGAGACAAAAGTCCTTCGGATGTCTTTTGTTGTTCTTTTTTTTGCTTTTTAGCAGCTTTTTCTTGTTTAGATAAAGCATTACCAGTGATTCCTCCTAAATCCTTGTATGCTTTTTGAGTTGTCTCTTCCCGTTTCTTAGCTTCTTCATATTGCTTTGAGGTAAACTTAGATTTGTCCTTCTCTATTTCAGATAGTTTCTTTTTGGCATCTTCCCAGTCCTTCTTGGCTTTTTCGTAATCTTCTTCGTAGGTGGTAGAAGGTTTCTTTTCTGCCAATGCACTATTTATTGAAGAAACAATGCCCTCCAAGTCTCCACCTTTTACCATTATTCCATTTATGGCAAAACCGTTACGTTTGGAAACTGATGATTGAGCAAGTTTCAATTCTGCTTCAAGTTTTTCTTTGGAATAGTTTTTAAGGTTAGCTTTGTAAGAAGCTATGTTATCTTCTAATACATCTTTTTGATACTTTTTCAAAAGCTCAGAATTTTTCTCCATCTGCTCACGTACCTGTACATAGGACTGTTTGTCGGAAAACATTTTCCATATCTCCCTGTCAGCATCAGACATGTTCTTTCGTAAATCAGGATTGTCAAACAATTGCAAATATCTCTGTTGATTGGCAACTGTTTGCTTTAGAGCATTATAATCTTCTTTTTTACCTTGAACGGAACGTCTTGAATCTTCCTCGTTTATTTGTTGCTTTAGCTTTAAAATATCTTCTAACTTCAGTTTCTCAATATCGTATTTTTCAAAAATTTTCGGGTATTCCTTACGTAGTTCTTCTAAAGATTTTTGACGGGTAAGAGTAGCCAAACTCTCATCCCGTGCCGCTATTAGAAGTTCTTCTATTTTCTGTTTGTGTTCTTGTTCCCTCTTTGAAGTAGCTTCTTTTATATCATTGTATTCCTTTTGTGCACGTGCGGCAGCGGTTGTACTATCAGACATCGTCCACATTGCTACACTCAACCCAACAACTACCGTAGCTAATGCCACATAAGGATTAGTAAGCATTGCTGCATTTAAGGCTAATTGTGCTTTTCGTGCTAATACACGGGCGTTGGTAAGTCCTATTTCCACGAGAGTGTGTTTACTTTCTGCAGCGGTAACCAGCATTACAGCAGTACGGTAAGTTCTATAAGTAGCAATCAACCCAACCAACACTTTACCTACTGTCTCATAATTCTCAATCAGTGAAGTTGTTATCCGAATGCCATTTATGATTGTTCCTTCCGATTTCTGCCCCAATTCATTAAAGACAGTATCCATCGCATCCTGCATCATAGAAAGTTGTCCATTAATAGTTTTTGAAGCATTCTCAGACATCTGATAGAACTTACCACCGGCCGAGGTTGCATCAATGAATGCCTGTTGAACCATTTCAGCGGAGACAGCACCTTTGGACATTTCGTCTTTCAAAGTCGCAATGGATTTACCTGTCTTTTCGGACATGATTTGCAGCGGATTAAATCCGGCATTAATCATTTGGTTGAGGTCTTGTCCCACCAGCTTGCCGGCAGCGGACATTTGGGAGAAAACTAAGGTAAGAGAGTTGAATCTTTGTGTATCTCCCATAGATACATCGCCAATAGCTTGGAGGTAACGGGGGACTTTCTCTGCTTCGATGTTAAACCCTAGCATCATCTGCGTTGCTTTCGTCACATCAGAAAACTCTAATGGAGAAATTTTCGCATACTCACGAACTTGCGTCATAAGCATATCAGCCTTCTCTTTACTACCCAACAATGTTTGAATAGCTGCGTCAGCAGCTTGAAACTCTCCACGGACACGAATTATTTCAGAGCCTAATGCTTTCAGCACGCCAACACCACCAATAACCGCCAACGCCTTCTTCCAAGAAATTGTAATGCCATTGTTTTTTTCTACGACCTCTTTGGCATTATCGTTGTAAAGGGCGTATTCATCACGGAGTTTTTTCACAGAAAGACGCGCTTCGGCTTGTTGTTGAGTAAGATTGAACAATACATCTTTTTCTTCTGCAATGATATTCTTCATTCGATGTATAGAATCAAGCGCACCTTGATTCTTACCGCCATTCATAGTTATTTTCCGGTACTTTTCTTGTAAAGCTCTTAAATCTTGTTCAAAGCCTTTAATAGTATTTTTTTGAGAAATAATCTTCTCTGTGAATCCGTTAACAGACTGAGAGGCATCAAAGATTTTCTTCTTAAATCCCATTTCCATTTCGGCTCCGGCTTTAGCAGCATTAGTCACCAACTCATCTAATTTTTGATTAGATGCAGCAAGCTGAGTATTTAGAGCCTTGAAAGCTGCAGGGGACTGAGTTGCGTCTATGTTCTTCAACTCGTTCTTTAGTTTTACAATTTCTTCACGGAGTTTGATAACCTTATCAAAATCTGCACCGACACGAAAGTAAAGCTTTGCCATTTTATTATAGGTTTTAATTATTTGCTATTCGAATTTAGGGTATATCCAAACGTTATTAGAATTTTCTTTTGTCGAATTTGCAACAATAAACATAAGATTGGATATTTCTTGTTGTTCTTGGTAATTTTGCGACATATACAAGATTTACAGATGCTTTTTATCCGCGAAAAATCTGTAATCAGTCAGTTGTAAAAAAATAGTGATGAAAGTAGAAACTGGTACTCTATTAGGCTATTTACAAGATTACAAAAGCACGATAATGGAAGAATTGTAGTGAAATAATTGGAAATCACAAACCTTCTTAATACTTTTGCTTAAAGTAATAGGAACAGGCAGAAAACAGTCCCTGTCTATTAATTGCAAGGCAAATGCTAAGAAGCTAACAACGAATTTTGAATCATCAAATAATTACTATGGAAACTACATTAAATGTCTCAGATATTATATCCATAATCAACATAGTGATATCTATAGGAATAATAAAAGTATTAAGAGAGAAAGAATCTTTTTTTAAAAGCCAAATTGACAGCCTTAAAGATATACATAGCATATCCGAAGAAATATCAAAAAAACAAATTGCTGAATTGAAAGAAAGTAAACTACAACTTGAGAAAAAGTTAGTAGAATCTAATGTAAACTCTTATTCTTATATAAATAGTATAAAGAGTGAGATAGATAAAAATATCTTGATAGAAATAAAAAAATTATTCAAAGATTATGAAAGATTGAAGCAAAATTTATCACAGCCTCCAATGAATGATGTTGAACTTCATTTATCAATGGCCAAAGCCTTTTCAGCAAATGAAGAATGGCTAAAAGCAGCTAAGCAATTTGAATATGTAACAAAAAACAATAATAACTGGGAGCTATTTTTTTCTCAAGGAATAGCTTTTGCTAATTCAAGAAATAAGAAATATTATTTAAAGGCAATTGAATCATATAGTTTAGCTATAACATATATTCCCGAAAATAAAAATACTAATTTAAAGGCTAGAATCTATATATATAAAGGAAACCTATTAAAGCGTTTACATAGATTAGATGAAGCTAGGAATGATATTGAATTAGGACTCTTTTTCGCGAATGAAGATTACGAAGTGTCAGATGGATTATACAATTTAGCATGTATATATGCTATGCAAGAAAATAGTAATAAATTTTATGAGATTATTACAAAACTAGAAGAAATAGAGGATAACCAAACATTAAACCGCCTAAAGTATAGACTTAAAGAGTATGCTCCACATTTTAGTGATAAGATTTAGACTCCCTTAAGTTCAATCATGGGTAAAAAAACAAGGTAGCCTGTTTAAGAATAACTAAAGCCGGATTTTTCCGGCTTTGCCCCTTCTTATTTCTTTTTTCTACGATTGGCCAATTCTTTGCCACTAATTTTCTTTACCTTTTGACCGCCATACACCGTGTGTAATTTATCCCGTTGCATCATCAACAGATTTCTATAAGGGATAACCTCAAACACTTCTGTATAACTTAAACGAAGGGTATCAATCAAATGGGCTATTTGCCCGAAGAACGTTGTGTTTCCTACTGTTTCGGTTTTGCTGCCAGCATCGACACGTTCTTCATCAAGCTGACACACTGAAAAGCCGATATATCCATCATAGAGAAACACGTCTCCAAAGCGACTTTGATTTCATCAAAGGTTCCGTTTTCCAAAGCCTTAGCCATATTCTCATTACCGCAAATAAAACAGGAGATGCCTTTCAGCATATCATCGGTGGCTCGGGGAAGTTCCTTGATAGCTTCCATGATGTCGTCACCTACCATACCAATATTGGAAAAATAACGAATAGCACTACAAATAACCTTGATAGTGGGCGGCTTGATTGTATAAACAACTCCACCTATTTCGACATTCTTAAAATCAAGCCCTAAAAGGGCATCAGAAACTATTTTTGCTGCTTGATTCATGATTCTAAATTGAAACAAGGGTGAAGCGAATACCACCACCTCACCCTTGTTGTTTACAATCGTTTTACCTCAAAATATTACGCTACTGGCACCAATGCTTTGATAGCTTCCTCTTCGTAATTGTATTCAGAAGAAACACCTTCGATTCCCGGTTCCTGAACCATTCCACGTACTGCAATGGCAATAGCCTTATCCGTATTAGCCTCACGGGAAATGATACGGCATTTGGGGAAGATAAACCAGACATCGTCATCAGTCAGACAAAACAAAGCCTTATTAACGATAACTTTGTCTAAGGCACGTTTCCAACCGATGTCTGTAGAATCTGCCTGAACGATATCACCACCCATAAAAGCTTTTTTTGTTTTCCAGTCATATTGTCCGATAGAGAAAGAAGGGGAGACTTCACCTGGTACGTCATCGTAACGGTAATTCTTTCCTGTTAACTGATTCTTGTATCCGGTGACGGAGGCTTCCGTTTCTTCGATCTGCCACGTTTCCCCATGTACATTCAACACTTCGTTCTTAGCTTTAATAGCGGCTTGAATCAAAGTCTTTGCGATTTCTGGGGTAATGTCTGCCGTTACCTTATCAGTGTCGGCAAACAAGATTCTTTTAATTCCTACTGCTGAAATCATAATTATTGTTTTACATTCAATACTTCAAATAAAATTCTTACATTCACATAATGACACTTCAAAGCTGTGTCCGCTTCTGTACCGATTGAATTGATAGAGTAACGATAGGTTGTACCGTCATAGGTGCTTACTGTATCGTCAAACAACTTGTTGGCTTCTCTTTCGAGTTCATTCAAACGGATGGTGTTCGCTTCATTCTCGCTTAAATCGGGCACACAAAGATTCACTTCAGTGAATGACTTCTTCCAATAAGTCCCCGGCTGTTGCTTCTTGACGTGAATGACAATCCTTTCAGACTTCAATTTCCCCGTAAGTGTTTCACCATCGGGTACAGTATCTATTCTGAAAGCCTTGCAATCTCGGTAGAGAATGTTTCCTATGTCGGTAGTTACTATCATTCAAACTCTTCTTTTAATCGTTTCTCCGCGTATAAAGCAGCACTACTCAAAACATCATATCTTTTGGATTCCACGAATGAAGCATATTCCGCTTCGTTTTTCAGGGTTAAACCATCTTTATCGACATCGAAATCATTGGACGTTCTCAAAGTCAATGTGTGGTCTTTATAATTGCCATGTTCCTCTGCATACTTAACAGCTTCATCGCCCACATCAATCATCTTTTTCTCGACTTCCCATTCTCCGTTTTTAAGGAAGTGATCAACATCTGAGAAATCAAAATCTATATCCATAACTCCGAGTAGTTAAAATAGTTTGTACTTTTTACCGTATAAACTACACCTTGCCCTCTTACGCTCTTTCCATCCATGCAACGAACTTCATCACCTGCCTTAATCGTGATTCTCTTTTCGCACACCACATGATAGTTCGGGCGATACATCTCGCCATTGTCTGACTTAAACTCTTTGGTAGTGTTATCATCACAACGACACTTACATATATCTTGCCAGCTTTCACCACCGGTTCCTGGGATGGGTCTACCGAACTCATCCTTATCTATCGGGGTGATTACCTTTGCTTGCAATATGTGTGGAGAGAATATCATAAGAAAGTCACTTTGGGCTTATCACTCAATTCGTCTTTCAAACCGTACCGCTTGCACAACCATGAGTACAATTTAATTAAGCTATTGGCATAATTAGACCAAGACACAGAAAATCCGCTTTCGCTGACCGAAGATGGATTTTGTATCATCCATGGGATTTGCTTTGCACAAGCAACCTCTAATCTTGCCCTATTTTCCTCGGAAAAAGGTTCTTCACCATCCAAGCCCGTTCTTGAAAGTATATTTTCAATCGCAAGGTTGGATGGGGTATTTTTATCGAATACACTTAATACAAATTCCTTGTTACTCATGGCTGCTATCATTTAATATGGTATAATCAGTCTGCTGTATGCAGTATGGCTATAATGCGTACAATACTTCGATTTGTAGATATATCGGAACAGACACTTAGGAATTGAGATTTGTTTTCCTTGCATCGCCGTAATAGTTGCTAGTTGCATCGCTGGACTATCTGCAATCATAAAGATTGGTTGCGGAACTGACAATACAACACAATCAGTCGGAGCGGATTCAAAAGTGATACACTGAATAGGCAACAAACCAACATTAACGGATGGGGCTACGTATTCACACTCGAAAGATTCGTCACTCGATGCCTGTACGCTCAAGGAGACTAAAGACATCATTAAAAAGCCACATATGGCAAAAATAAAATTCTTCATTTCTTTGTTGAATTATAAGTTACACAATGGAAGGGTAGGAGTACTACCCTTTTTTACTTAATATCTAATACTTCTTTTAGTTTGGCTGTTGACTCTTCGTCCAACTCGGCAATCTTGGCTAAAAGAGTCTCTTCTTTCATGTTCCCGGTCGCTTGAACACTGATAGACTTCAAAGCGTCAACCAAAGCCTTTTTCTCAAATTCCTTTTCAAAGAGGGATATTTTGAGTTCCCTCTTTTCTTCAGGAACTTTCACTTCAACTCGTTCACCAAGTCTGCGGTTTTCCATATCCAATACACGGGATTCCTCACTGACTTCAATCACTTCCCCCGGATTATAATATTGTCCGGTGAATTTGTCGCGGAAAACAGATATAACCTTTACTTTCATATTCTTCTCCTTATGCTGACTGGATTGATGCAATTTCGCTCAAGTCAAAATTGGTAATCAAATCCGGGTTGGTAATTTGTGGAATCCATTCTGCTGTATATTCCATATAACGGCCGTTCTTGTCGCGGTAGTTGGATATAAGCATCTGACCGTCCGATGGGGTGTAAGTGCGTCCCTGTACCGGGTCTGTCGCTTCATACGGAGTATGATGGCGCATATAACCGACCTCGTCACTGTTGAGCAAGGTGATGCGGTTGTCCGCATAAATCTGCACGTTCTTTCCTGTCTGGTCTTTCACGTAATCCTCTTTGATTTCAATACGTGGCAGACCGATACCGGTGAATACTTCAGAAGCCAACGAAGAAGAAATCAAGCCTGTACTCAATTTCATTTCGTTAGTGCCGAGAATCATCTTGTACTGTTCGCCAAATTCAGAAGAACCAAGTACATTCTTGTTGAAGGTTGTACGTGTCATAATCATCTTGGCATAAGCACCAAAGTCTGGAGCTAGTGAATGCAGTTTTTCTCTCAGATAAGAGATGAACATATTCTTTCCATCAACAATTATATCCCCAACTGTAGGCTTAACGAAGTTGAACGGAAGGGCAATCTCCAACAGTTTGTTGTCGGTTTGACCGGAAGTGATAGCAGCATCCTTATTGTAAACGGTGGCTTCACCGGTCATCAGTAATGCACCGACAATAATATCCATACGCTTGTGAGCTGCAAGGGTAATCTGACGGTAGTCGTCTGCCAGGAAGTTTACGATTTCTTCCAGTGCCGTATTTTGGTCTGCTGGTTTAGCCTGATTGAACTTGTCAATCAAATCCTGCAATTCAGACAGACGGTCAATAGACATTTGATACGCATCACCCAGATAGGCTATTTCACCATATCCAGAACCGATATTTCTACGTTCACGGATGGGCTTTTCGCCAAAACGTGAGTTTATAGAACCAGCCATCACTCCGGTTACAGAGCCGATGTAGTCTTTGAATATACGAGTAGTTACTCTGCGGAAAGTAAGATACTGTTGCCAATAGATTGTGTCTTTTCGTGTCTGGTTCACACGTCTGATGATAGCGGAAACTATTCCGGGATCATCGAATAATGTTTGAATCGTTAAAAACATACCTCGCCTCCTTACTCGTTAAATTCAAACCATCCCTTCATATTGGCTTTATCGTTTGCGGAGAACGGCATAACCAACTTAGAAGGTTCAATTTCTGCAGCTGTGCGTAGCAACGCAACCAATACGATGCCATCTTCCACCTTTGTTCTTTCATACAAAGCAGAATTTGAAACATACTTTTGTTTCAGTCCGTCTACTGCGGTTGCTTGGAAGAGAACTGCATCTTTGGCGATATTCTCACCAAAAGCAGCCTTGATAGTTAAGACATCGTAATCTTTATTAGCCTTGTCGATGGCTGTCACTTCCGCACCTTTAGTACCATTACCAATGAACATCCCCATATAAGCCAAAGAGTTCTTGGCAATTTTGATACTTGTACCAGAAGTGTATGCTTCGATAACTCTCACATTGATAACCGCATAAGCGAACTTGTTTTTCAAGTCTGCATAAATCGGTGTAAATCCGGGAAGGAAACTTCCCACTACAAGGTTCTGCGTGTTGAGCTTGAATGGACCACGTCTACGGATGCCTGTCTGGACATCGTAGCGTTCCTCTTGCTCAACAGGCGGAACCAAATCATACTTAAATCCTGCTGACATAATTAATTCTTGTTTTGTTCAACAATAGTTTTCGTTCCCTCGTCAATCATCTTGGCAATAGATTCAGCTTCTTTCTCAATCTTTGTTTCTGCTGATTCGGGAGGTGTGACACCTTTGAAGCCGTCATTTGCGAACTCCTGTTTCAAGTCCTTGAAATAAGCATCCAAGTCATCATCGTCCTTGATGGCGCACCTCTTGGCGTAATTTTCGGGAATACCATACTCCTTAGCCTTGGCAAGAATCTGCTCCTGCCGGGTAGCTTGCGACTTTTCTGTCTCAAACTGTGTTAGCTTATCAGAAAGGTTCTTGTTGGAATCAATTAAAGCTTGCGCCCATGCAGGTACATCGTCTTTATTCTCTTCCGTTTTGGTGGTTGTGGTAGTCTCGATTGGCTTACCGTCTTTAAGGTTATGTTTCTTCTCGTAGTTGGAAACTGCGGTCTTGGAAGCATCCCCGGCACGGAAATCACCATAGGAATTAAGCACGTCCGAAAAGCTGATACCCTCCACGATGGAGTTTACCTTTGTCTCGTCCGTTACACCCTCTGCCTTTTTGGTGGCGATTCGGGTAAGAATAGCAGTATCCACCCCAGTAAACTTCTGTTGCAGTCCTGCCAAAATTTGTTCTAAGATTGTCATACCGTATGAATTATTAAATTTGAAATTCAATTTGTGGAAGTAAAAATATCACCAATACAGATGATTAGTAAATATTTAAGCTTCCCATTCACGACAATGGATTGATTGTCGTGAATACGGTATAAAAGTAAGAAGGAAGCAATTAAAGGGGAAATAATTAGGTTAGTGAAAACCAACAATTAAGCTATTGTTGGAAAATGATATAAAAAAGGCGTGAAACCAAATGGAATCACGCCTGCAAAATCATTAATATACTTATTTCTTTTTACTTTTTGTAATAAACAAAACCATTGGAAGTAAGTTTACAGCAAGTTGTACTATGTAATTAATATACGCTCTTCCTAATATAACAGGAATAAGCCCAAATAGCCATTGGGTCACCCATATAAGTAAAGTAATCACCCCTATTCCTATTATCATTCCAAACATTGAATTCAATCTATTGTCACCGGATGAAAAAGGTATATAAAGTAGCATAATCAATAAAAGCACTAAACAAAGTATCCAAAACGAAGATGCAGTTGCAGTATGCCACAACTGATTTCTTTCGCATAATGGAAAAATACGTTCTATTTCAAAAGAATCGTTATTATCATTTTTATCCGAAATCTCAGGAGCGTGAGACACATCTTCATTCTCAAACAGCATAGCAAATTGCTGAAATATATTTTCCCTATTTACAGCATCGTATAGCATTTCATCCAAATAAGAAACAATTATAGTATCAGAAGAACATCTTTCTTTTGCTTCCTCTATTTTTGATAGATATTCTACCTTTTTACTATTTGCATAATAATAAAAAAAGAAACACTATTATGATGAGAAATAAAGGAATAGTAATTTTCGGAGTCAATGAAATTCTGTCATTTGAAAAGAAATCCCATATTTTATTAAGAAAATCCCCCATTATACCCCTAATACTATATTAGCATCAATGTTTAATTTCCGACTAATCTCACGAGCAACTTTCAAGGTAGGTTCACATTTACCGGATATATAATCACTTAGTCGTGAAGGGCTGACACCAACCAACTTTGCAAGTGATTTTTGATTAAGCCCCATTTCGTACATACGAAGCTTAAGAACATCCACAAGTGTTGGTTCTCCCAATGCAAAATGTTCTTCGGAATAATCAGCAACCAAATTAGAAAGAAGCTCCAATTCTATACTATTTGGGTCATTCAAAGGAGTATCATCTTTCACCAATGGAAGAAGTTCCTCTACTCTCTTCACCGCCCATTCATACTGGGCTTGATTTTCTATTTTTGTCATAATCCTAAATATTAGCGCAATCTATTTTATCATATTCTTTATGAGTACCAATAAAACGAACATACACAAATTGAATGGTGAATTTAATCACTACTACCAAACGATAGTTGTTACCTTTGATGTTAAAAACATAGTGTTGATTACCTACATTATCAACGCTATTAAATGTTTTCTTGACATCAGCAAAGCAAGTCCACTTGCTTTGTTTTACAATGGTGGTCCATTCTTGCAAAGCGACCTTCGAGTCGGGATGGTTCTCTGCATATTCTTTTAATGCTTGTTCAGTAAATATTCTCATTGGTTACTCAATTATCGTGTGACAAAGATATGTATATAATTCTATAATTCAAAATAATATTCTAATATTTATAATTTGAAGGATAAAAAATAGCGGCAACCCATGTGGAATCACCGTTAACTATTCTATTTTTCTTATCACAAAAATATAACCCTCGTGTTTTTTCTGACTACGAAACATTTTTCTGTTCTTTATTTCCGGTTTGATTATTCTTTGCCGCCTGTTCTTCCTTAATTTCTTTAAGTTCTTCTTCCACTCGATCGGCATTCCCAGCAAACATAATTCCCTCACGTGTTGACCAGATGCCACCACTGACAGCAGAAACGGCAGTAGTCACCTTGTCGTTCAAATCGTCAATCATGTACGGAACAAGCTCGGTATCTATGTCGATGGTCTGTGATGCCTTGCTAAACTCGGTTGGATTGATAGAGCCTAAAGCGGAGACAATGAAATTTACTCTTCGTTGTAAGAACTCACCGATAACCTCACCGTGATTTTCTACCGCCATGTGTGCACCCATAAACATGAAACGGAAAGCGGTGCCTGATGCTTTGCCAACACCTTTTAATGTTTCAAAGGATATTCTTGGAGTGTTTGACATATCATAAGCCATGTTAGTAAGCGTTTCAGCTTCGAACTTAATAGTATCCGGAACTTGTGACCAGGTTAGGTATTGAGCATCTGCCCCCTCTCCTGTGAGTTTTACCATCCGATCTTTGGTCTTTCCCATAAAACCTTCCACATCACCAATCAACTTTAATAAAGGGAAGAAATGATAGTCTATACAATCGGCATAATTGGATAAAAGTTTCTCCAACCGGACGCGGAAGGTCTTTATCTTCTTGCAATAAGGTTCAGGACGGTAGGCATAGAGAACCGGTAGTTTGGTGAATCCGTGAACGAAAGAAGTTCTTTCTTCATACCCTTTAGATAAATCCCACTGATAGACTGCTTTATCCGTGATAGTCATAAAACAAGTTACCTCCGAATCATCCATGAGCTTTTTCTTGTACTCACGTGAGAAAGCAATCATCTTGCCTTCATCGTTGAAGAACGGATATAGCTTATCCCCTCTGAATGGAGACCATAACACGCTTTTCAGTTTCTTGGTAGGTTTAACCTTGCCACCAAATGTGGTCTTAACTTTCTTCCAGAACTTCGCCCAAAATGAATCATCATCGGTAACATACCAATACTCGGCTACTTCCTGTTCGGAAAGCCAAGCACGGACAATCTTCTTGTTCTGGTATTTGATTTTATTGGATTTGAATACAGCCTTGACAGCATCCAACAGTTTCTTCTCGTCATCATCTGTTGGGGTGCAATCCATTGAAGGTTCGGTGCCGACAGTAAAAGCCGTTTGAATGTTCACTATATCTTGTTCCAAAGGAATAGAGATACGGTTTACCGGTTCGGTCTTATACTGAGTTTCGATTTCGTAGGTCTTGCCGGTCTTTTCATCGAAAACTTTTTCCGCTTCCTTTTCAAGAACCTTTCTGTCCGGGTACTTTTCTTTATCCACTATAATTTCATGGCGTTCTGGATTCCAGTCGTCCCAAAGTTTACAACGGTTGGGAAGCTCGGTTTTTCTACCTTTCTTTAAGTAGCTTATTTTCTGCCCGATGTCAGGCAATGTTAATATTTCTTCAAGTGTTAATGGCATAATCTATATTTTTAGTGTGTGAATATTCCAGTTAAATCTTTTGGCTTCTGAATCTTTCCAAGAAGCTCACCAAGCACATAGTAACGAGCAGCATCTATTCCGTGATTGTCGTGGTCTTCCGGCTCGTTGATATAGTTTCCATCCTTATCCTTTGCCCAAACATATTTTCGGAACTCGCTTTGCAAGTTGTAAGAGCGTTTGGTAATATATATTTCCATGCTCTGCATCTTGTCAATACCGGCATTGATAGAGCCTGCTCCTTTTTCGACAGCATATATCCTAATGCCTCCGTTATGTACCTCTTGAATCAATCGTGGATCTGCACTATCGGCAATTACCTTCAAGCCCCACGGACGAAGAGTCTTGATAATGTCAGAGGAAAGCAGTCCTGTACGGTAATCCACTTCATCCAGATATAGAGCATTATCCACAATTCCGCACCGGATGGAAGCGGACGGGTCATGTGTATAACCGAAGTCTTGCCCGATAGCTACTTTCTTTGCCCAAGCCGGGAACTCATCAATAATTCCCCACTTCTTAAACACAGCTCCTTCCGCAACATCAGCCCAGCGACCGATAACCACATGAGCGTACTTTTCGGGATTGCTCACTTTCATATCCTCAACCTCTTTCAAGAACTCTGGGGAAAGATTCTCCAAATTGTCAAAGTAGGTTGTATGGATATGTAGCACGTTCGGATGAGTGGAAATTTGAACCTGCACACCGTCAATCTCCACCAGTTTATGAGTGTTCTCGATGTACTTCTTATAGATGAAGTGATTAGAGTCACAAGGGTTCATTATGATGATAATCCGGTTCTGAATCCCCTTTTTACGGATGGAGAGCATTATTTTATCAAACTCTTCTTCATTCGTCCACTCTTCTGCTTCATCACAGACGAAAGTAGTAATTCCCTGAATAGATTTCAGTTTTGCCGTTTGGTTCCCTGATGAAGTTTTAATACCTCGGAACATGATACGGCTCTTAGTCATTTTGTTGACTATATCCGTCTTGGTAGTTTTAAAGTATTTGGTCGTTCCGTCCAAGTCTATCTTCTCCATCATTTCGGGGATGATAGACATGCCGGCAGAAACCATCGTATAACGGGTGTAAAGAATCTGATGAACTATCTTCTCTACTGGAGTCATTTCAAAAGTCAATCGCTCAATGAAAGTGGAAGCATTGAAAGACTTCCCGCTACCACGCCCACCGGTGATAAGAATTATAAATTTTTCCTTATCCTCGTATAATGGATGGTAAATTTCTTGAGGTACTATCATTTCAGCTTGTCTTTAATCCAAGAATCAATGTTGATACCGTGGTCAATATCAGTAGGGATATCTGCATCTTCATCCTGCTTGCGTTCAACCTTTCTCCAATCTTCATCGTAATGGTATAGCCAAGTCATTTGAGCACTCAAATTGGGAGCTAGCTCACCTTCTACAACTTGCACTTCTTCTTCGCCTGTCAGATTGCCATCTCTATCCCGTAACTTCCGAACTGTGGTATTCTTAGTTTTTATGCCACCAAGAGCCATTGCAAGAAATTTGGCGCGCACAAGGGAATTTATCGCACAACGCGCACGTGAGAGGACATCACTTAATTCACTGTATGCACTTTTCTTTTCGCTAAATTTTTGTGGCGATAATCCAATAGCATGGGCAATCTCCTTATCTGTGAATCCCTTTTTGGCATATGATTCCACGAGAGAAAGAAAGTCCTCGTTTGTATAGTCAAACTTGGGCTTTCTTCCTCCTTTTCTTTTCTTTTTTTGAGATTCACTGTTACTCATGTCAATCTATCCTTTCAATTTGTTCATCGAACACTTCTCCCTTTATGAACTTCATATCCGGGTCATACCCGAACCTCTCACAGAAAGCTGCTTTAGCTTCATAGGTATCAAAGGAAAGCATCACGTAGGCATCCATATCTTGAGCCTGTTTCTGTGCATTCTCTTTTACCTGTTGCTTGACCTCTTTCATGTGGGCAATCTTTTCGGCACGTTCCAACTGTTTAGCGGCTTTATCAGCTTCTTTCTGCTCGGCAACTGGTGCCATCATATCAGACAGAGCGTCCGCAATGGAGTTTTCTTCTTCGGTCTGTAATAGGTAGTCAACTCCAATCATGTTCAAGTCAGCATCGGTCAGACCGGCATCTTTCCAATCAATGTCGGGAACAATCCTTGCAAGAGCATCGAAATTCCATGTTCCCTGAGCATTCGGGTTATTCATCAGAATATTGAGTTCCTTTTCCTGCTTTTCGTCCACGTCTATGACATCAACACGAATACGGTAGTCATTATCTGGAAACTTCTGTAATTCGTCCATAACGGTTAAACGTTGATGTCCGCTGACTACTGTAAGACCTGTACGCTTATTAACGACAATTCCACCAACCAATCCGAATTTTTTGATACCACGTTTCAATGTCTTACGTGATTCATCGGATAGTTTTCGAGGATTATAATCAGCGAAGTGAATGGCAGAACGATTAAGTTCTACCGATTCACTCTTTATGTATTTACTTAGTTCCATATTAACCATTGTTTAATCCTTGCGCACGTCTTTGCGATATTTGACGGCGAGCCAATTTATTCATGGTGCTATTGTAAGCATCTACAATCCGCAAATTTCTACTGGTAAATCTTGTACCGTATCTATTTTCGGCTTCACGTTGCAATCTTCCTGCTTGCAGACGTATCTGTTCAACTGTTTTGTTTCTTTTTCTGACTCAAGAACTCCTTTCCCTATCCATTACTTAACCCACGCGAAGAACTTAGCATATTGTTTCTAGCACGAATAATACGATTATAATTTCTCATAAAGTTGCTATTTCCCTGATTTTGCAAATTTGCACGAATCATGTTGGCTGCTCTGTTTCCAACAGCATACTGCCTTCCGGCTTCACTGGTATTGGGAAACATTGTAGTATTATATCTAGCAGTTCTTTTAGATATTCTTTTGACTCAATACCTCCTTTTATTTATCCGTTACTCAATCCAAGACTATTACGTCCTTGACGGGCGGCTCTTGAATACTGTTGGTATACGCTTCCGTTTCTTGCATAATTCAAACGGCTAAGGTTACGATACATGGCACCGCCAATACTGTTAATCCTTGCTTGTCTTGTAGGATTACCATCTGCTGCACGGCTCAAACGGTTTGTCTGTACTCCAATATCAGCAGCGCTTTTCATTCTACCTTTTCTTCTGTTTTTGACTCAGTTGTTCTCCTATCAATCTTGTTTATTATGGTGTTCCCAAATCACTCTTTCAGCCATTGGAAACACTTTGTAAATTCTCTGTAAGTCCTGTGGGTAATTTTTTTCCATCCAAAGCATACAATCAAGATTAAAACCAACTCCAGAACTGGCTTTTAGTGAGTATCTCACTGGTTCTGGAAGATTATGTTGTCTCATGTAAGCGAGAATGTCTTTCTGATTCCAATCAGCCAAAGGGTAAACCATGCCGTTATTCTCATATCCATTTTCTTCATAACCCTTCAGCATAAGTCTGCGATTCATACCATCGGCTTTCTTCATGCCTAAGAAGGTATAATAGACATCGTATTTGAGCTGCATAGCTTTTACTACATCTGTCAACTTCAACAGTTTAACTTTTGGATTAGGGACACAATACAACCCGCCACGGAGAATGTATGTAAGGTTCCAGTGTGGCACTTGAATGAACACTATCTTAGGATATTTGGCTTTAGTCCAGTTTATCCAACGGTTTATGTGTTCCAAGTCCTTGACAAAGTACATAAACACACAAACAATCCGGTCAAACTTCGGATAGATTAAATCAAGCAGAACAAGCGAGTCTTTACCGAGTGATAAAAACAGTAAAGCCTCATTCGATTTTACCCGAATGAGGTCTATATACCGGTTCGCTTGCTCTACCTTATTCATGGTTAACCTCCGGACATACCCAATGACACACGTAAATCAGCATAACGTTGTCTACGTGAACCTAACTGTGTGGCACTAGCCGTACCTCTACGGTTGGCAACCAATCTACCGCCTGCACCTGCTCCATTCATGTTTCTGCGCGGTCCGGCTACTCTGTTAATTCTTCTTGCGACTCAGCAAATCAAATTTTAGGTTTAAACAATTCAATCTATATGTTTCTCTAGTATTTCGCCTAAAGTATAATCCATTTGAGCGGCAAGATATTCTTCACCCTTATAGGTGTAAACAACATCGTTACCTTCATCATCTGTGAGAATTGATGCTTCTGCGCCTTTCACCTCAACTATAATATACGGACGTTTACCCCTATATTCACCAGTTAGCAGTTTTATGGCATCGTACTGGATAGGTTTTAATTCTATCTCACCCTCTTCAGGTAATTCTTCATCAGCCTTATATTCTTTACCACCACATAAGTAGGTTATGTACTTTTTTGCATTGGTAGGTCTAATTTCGCGGTATTCATGAGTTTTTTTACCTGCTAAAATTTCATCGAAATACTTTTGCTTAATACTAAGCGTTAGAATGTTCATAATCGTGTCTTTTAAATTAATAATTAAGTAGTTGCGGGTAACGGATTCGAACCGCTGACCTTCACCAAGTCAAAGTGACGAGCTGCCCACTGCTCTAACCCGCGATAGTACTTCAAAGATACTATGTAAACCAAAGATAATGAAAAATCTTCAACCTATAAAACCAACAATAGGTGAAATGTTGGTTATTTCTTGCTCTGTAACCATTTATCACGCTTTTCTCTACACGCCTCTAAGGTAGGCGCACAACAAGAAAACAACTCACTACTTTCAGTACGAAAGTCGTATTGGTATATCTTTACTCTTTTGCCTTTCAGTTTGGTGTTATAGGTAGTGTAATTTTCTTTACCTGGTTAGCATACGCTGCAACCGTTTTTGTTTATTGAGTTCATAACTAATATATATATTTAAAATTTTACATTCAATCTTTCTTCTCTTATATTAAAAATCACAAGCGTGCGTATATTGTTTTTTCAGGCTCTCTAAGGCTTTTTCTGTAACTAGATATGCGTAGCGCTCATTGCTGCCAATACGCTTGATAGAACGTGTTTCTTTGAGAACGACAGGCTTGTTGAAGATGACTTCATACTTGTTGCCGCAACTCGTTATCAGAAAATCAACGCTACGTTTATATTCGTCCAGTTCTGTTGCTTTGTATTCACCTTTAGGGATGAAATTGGGATTGGGTACTAAGTAACCTTCTGCTACTAATACGCTATTTGAGTTATATATTTTCATAAGAGTGTTATTAAAGGTTCATATATAAACAAGTCAGATCACATTCTTCATCGTAGTCGTATTCAAGCGATACGGGTGCAAAGTATTGTTGTATCTTCTTTGCTGCTGTTTCATTCTTACCCTCAAAAGAGAAAGTAAAAGAACGTTTGCCTCTGACTGTTATTTCAACCGGTATGCCTGTTACCTTAGTCATGTTGTTTTCAAGTTCTTGTTTTGTCATAATCGTATATTTAAGCGTTAATACCAATTGCATTTCTCATAAAGTCACTCGCTTGCTCTACTGACATATCCAACTTCTTTTGAATTAGAAGAAGCATACAGCTTACTTGCTCTTTTGTATTTAAGTTACCTTGTACAAATTCTGACATGATAAACTTTTCTATTGTTCTTTGTTTAATTGCTGATGTTACCATAATCGTGTGTATTGTGGTAGCCCGAAGGCTACCGGTTAAACTTAGAACTTTTCAATTTTGAGATTATCATTAATAATAAATCTACGACCGCACTCGCAAATAATATGGGTTTCTGTAATTCTTTTGATTACCCTTACTACATCTTCATGTATTATACATGGTGTACCATCTGCATAGTGACCGTTAGCTAAATCACCTGACACTCTGTATCTCAAACCAACTTCTATCTCTTTTGTATTCATAATCTTTTATATTGTGCAGGGCGAAAGCCCTGCTGGTTAATACTATTATTTAATACCGCAAAGTTTTGAAACTTTCAATAGCTCTTTATCGCTCATAAATATGAGGTCGAAGAAAACACCTTCATCAAAAGGTTTGTTTTGTAATATAGCTGCTGATTTCATTTCACTCATAATTTGAGCTATCAAACTACCTTTTACCTTATCACTCATTTTTGTTGCCATAATCATATATCTTTTAATTGTTATTACTTCGTTTTTGATGATGCAAATGTAAGGGTTTATAATAACGCAAACAAACGTTTTATCTGTAAAATGTAGCTATTTAATAAACTTTTGCATATAAGCGCATGTTATGGTATATAATTACATGTTTGTTAACTAATAAATGTTTTGATGCAATAAATAACTACTTTTATTGCATTATTGGTTGTATTGCTTTATATTTGTGGCGTTTATTATAATATACTTTTAATTATGGACATAAAAAGCATTATTAAAGAAAAGGGTTACACAATACAAGATGTAGCAAAAAAGATGGGGGTTAACAGGGTTACTCTCACTCTTACTTTACAAGGGAATCCGACCTATAAAAAACTGAAAGAAATAGCTGATGCTATAGATTGTGATATAGTCGATTTTTTTCGTGATGAAGTCTCAAATTTGAATACACATCAAATTAAAGGGGAAGAACTTACTGCCCTAATTCATCACAAAGGAGAGTTCTACAAAGCTACTACTATAGAGGAATTAAAGAAAATTGTGACTAAAATCGACGAAAAATCGTATTAAAGTTGTTATATATGTAAACTTTTGCTATGTTTGCACTATGAAAAAAGAAAGAGAGATACTATATTATGAGAATTACTTTATAGATTTCTTTATGTCATTAGAAGATGGTGCAAAGAAAAAAGTATCTTATGTGCTTGATATGCTCAAAACGCAAGATCGTCTGAACAAAAACTTTGTGAAATTCATACGTGAGGGTGTATATGAGTTAAGAGCAAGCCATAACGGAAATATTTATCGTGCTTTCTTTATCTTTGACGATGGGAACATCGTAATGCTCTTTAATGGTTTTCAGAAGAAGACCCAGAAAACACCTGAAAGTGAAATTGAGAAAGCTCTTAAACTTAAAAATGAATATTATGCAAGCAAATTCTAAAATTGGAAGTATGGATGCCGTATTAGACAAATTATATGGTAAAGTTGGCTCACCTGAGAGGGAGGAGTTTCGCAAAGAAGCATACGCTTACTGTGTGGGGCAAATGATTAGTGACGCACGAAAACAAGAAAAAATGACACAATCCGAATTGGCAGAAAAAGTGGGAACTAATAAGACTTATATATCAAGAATTGAAAAAGGAGTTATTGAACCAGGAGTGGGCTTATTTTTTCGCATTATTGATGCACTTGGATTAAAAGTCGAAATTGTTAAACCTATAATGTAATAAAGCCGGAGCAGTAAACTCCGGCTTTATTATAACCCATGCAAATCTACTAAAATGAAGCAATTCATAACTAATTGATTAGCCCTTTAAATTTTAACCGATTAATAATCTCAGTGTAAAGATACTCTATATCTTTCTTGAAGTACTTATCGTTTTGAGATAGAAAAGCAACAGTTTCTATATTGTTGGAAATGAATGTGACATCGTGTAATCCGATAGCTTTTGCAATCGCATCCCTCAATCCCTTTGGAGAGTGGTATCCGGCTAGTGTCTTGGGAGAATATAAGAAAAGTATAACGAACACAAATTTCTTTCTCTGATGGGGACTTTCTGGCATCGGTGCGAAATCCTGTTCAGAAAGAATCTCCTTGAACATCTCATAAATGACTGGGATGAGTGATTTATCCGTCAAGGTGGGAGTTGACATATTCTGTTCTATTCTTGAAAGTTCCTCTTTTCTTTTTTTTACAGATTTTATTTGCTCAATAATTGAAAAATCATTCATCATAACACGATTATTTAAAAAGTAAATAGTATATTTGCATCATAATCGTGTAAGATTTGGGAGAATTAAGCTTGGTCGTGCTCGCTGGTTCTCCTTTTCTATTTTAAAAGCTTTCTATTTTTAAGAATTGCTTTATTTCTCTTATCCATTTCTCTACTCCATATTGAAGCGTTATAGACGGATGTTGCATATAATCTTAATTCCTCACTATTAATGAGAAAATCAACCTGTAATGCCTTTTGCATTGATTCAGCATACAAGTCCTGGTCGATATTATTATCCATATTAGTTATTGATTTTACTTTCTAAAAAACATATCTCCTGAAATAGACCGTGCAGTATCATCACCGGTTAGCCGGATATATCGGAAGAAGTTTTGCTCTGTCCGATGCCCGGTCAACTTCATTATTTCCAGTGTCTTCATCCGGCCAGTCAGATACATATTTGTCGCCGCACTCCTTCGGGCTGTATGACTGCTGATTAGCTCCCATTTCTCACGGGTAACTGTTCTTAGTTCGCCGCCCTGGGTGTAAGAGTAGGTAATCGCATCATTTAGCCCGATTTCTTTCATTATCACTTTAAGATACTTGTTGAAATACTGGATGCATAAGCCACCGGGCACACAACCGTTATACTTCTCGAATATCTCTTTCACATAATCATGAGCCGGGACTTTTACATCAACGTTGGTTTTCTTTGTCCGAATCATTATATAACCGTTTACCAAGTTCTGACTTGTCAACCTTGAATAATCGGAGTAGCGAAGAGCGGTAAGACATCCTATAACAAACATATCCCTAATTCGCTCCTTGGCTTTCCGTTTATCCTGCTTCTCAAACTTGTAATAGTATATTCTAGTGATTTCATTCATTGAGAGAAAGACCGCATTTGTCGGCTCGCATTTCAGATCAATCTCATCGTAGGTGACATCTACTGCATAATTGTATTGCGATGCCCTACGGACAAGAGACTGTATTTTTAGGACGTATCCAACAATAGTGTTATGCCTTAATCCTTGGTCCTCCAGGTAGATAATGAAATCATCTAAGAATTCAGCCGTCACCGAATTAGTGAATATGTCACATTCAAACTCTAATGAGAAGTTATCTATGTGCTTAATTATCGCATCGTAAACGGCTGCATAGTGTTCAGACTTGCGTCTGCTTCGCTTTTCAAGAACGTCCCGGATGAAGCCTGTGAAGTATATTCCTTCAATGGGCTTCGATTGCCGGAAGTGGTTAATGTAGTCCTTTCTCGCTGTGCGGGTGGGGACAGGTTGTAATACTGATAATGCTTTGGTCGTATCATTTTAAAAGGTTAATAATTATTTTTCGTTAAACTCAGGAATATACATCCAATGGGTGATTCCTAAAAGCCCAACAAGATGTTCTACTTCCGTATTGATTACAACTAAGAATCTTATATCGGGAGTAACCACGATGACCTCATATAAAGATTGTCCTTCGTTGGTTTCAGGTAATTGTTCTTTTACGCTTATCCATGGAGGCTTTTTCATGGTTATTCTGTCACTCATTCCTTTAAATGTTTCTTTAAGGCATCCAATCGCTTTCAAAGCTTCTACATAAGTTGGCATAGTTACTTCCCTTTTTTTAGTTCTTTACTATTCTTATCTGAGTGTTGGTTTCTCGAATGTAATATTAGGCAGAAGAGAGTCGACCTTATTAGCAATTCTACAATTCCATTCTTGTTCTACATTTGATATAGCTTCCATTATCTTACCGAAAAGGCAAACTGGAATTTCATCGCAGCAGGGGTCTATAAAAGAGACACATCCTTTTTCATCTATCTTATACCGTATTAAAAGCTGTTTACGGTCATCTGTAATTCTCTTTTTACTCATTTACGATATGTTATTAGTCATTGTAATATTGAGGATAACATCCCTTTATTATCTCTTCTGCATCCTTTTGGTGTTGAGTGCCTTTTGCCAAAAGTTCAACAGTCGCTGCTAAAATTGATATTTTATTGGAATTGAGCCGATAAGCATCACCGACCAATTCTGACATTGCATAACGCTTATCTGATAATCTTTTTAGCTTAATCTTATTCATTTCTATCTTTATTTGAATTAAAATACTGGCATTCCAGATTGATTGTGCATTCTCTTATACCATTTATTCCAAACTTTCACAGCCTTTTGTATTGACAGATTATTGTTTATACAATATGAATAGAACTTCTTACCTAATTGCTGATTTTTGAGGAAGTACCTCACGCTCTTTTTCTCATACTCCACATTCGGAATATGTTTATCACAAAGTACTGAATTATATCCGCACCAGTATTTATCTACGTTTCGTAGTATCTTCTTAGCTTGCCTAAGTTTCATTATAATCCATTTTTTTGATTAAACACTGAATCTGCTTGCTGAAATTGCTTCGTGAAGCGATTCTCTTTATATTCTCTCTTGAAAGTTGTATGTGATACTTTCTGTGTCGTGCATCCCGCCATCAAAGCAAGAAGCATGAGTGTTATTAGTATTTTCTTCATTACTTTATTTGATTATTGAAATAGTGCTTGTTGCACTTGCGACAATACAAATTTATTCGCATCAGCGAAGAACTTTTTCTTTATCTCGAATCCGTATGCTCTGCGTCCTAGTTGGGCGGCAGCTAATAAGGTAGAACCACTTCCGGCGCATGGATCAATTACCACATCACCCTTATCAGTGAATATCTCTATTAACCTACGAAGAAGTGGAACAGGCTTCTGTGTTGGATGTATTTTAGGTGTTTCATTGTCTCTTACCCAATCAAAGCAGTTGAATATCATCCGACCGTCATTGTTGAACTTTGGAAGTTTTTCACGATAAAGAAGTAAGCCGTACTCACAGTTACCTACTACTTTCATGTTTGCTTTCAAGACCTGTGCAGAGAAATCTTTCCGGAATACAAGATTGATATAATTATTTAACCCGTATCTTTTACCTAGTTCAATGTATCGGAACTGGTCTTCAAACTCACAAAAGATTATCATACAAGGAGCCTTACCTTTATCCTTTGGCTCTTTTACAAGCATCTGGGAACAGAAATGCATAAATTCTGCCGGACGAAAATCTTTATCGGTATCAAAGAATTCTTTGCCCGCCTTATCGCTTTCTCCGTTCTTATTATCACCATCCACATACCATGAAGGATTAGAGGCATAAGCATTATTTCCCAAATTGTAAGGGACATCGGCTATAATTAGTTGAGCTTTAGGGATTCCATAAACTTTGTAGTTCTGGAAATGATCGTTATATAGTTCGACTTCTTTCATATCTTACTGATCTTGTTTTAATTAATATTATCCATCAGGTAGTCCGTTATCGCATAGACTACCAGGTAAAATAAAATGTTCACTCCTAGGAGAAGGAGGATGTTTAGGAGTATTCTCATAACTAATCCTGCTTCTTGTCATCTTTGAAAATATGCGCGAACACACTCTTTTCATCAGATAGTGTTAAGTCAAGTTGTGAAGGGTGACGTTTGATATAATTATAGAATGCGAACATCTTTTTGTCATCATCTCCGCATCTGTCTACTAATAACCGTATGAAAGCTAGGAGACAATCGGAGTCATTACCGAAGTTCTCTTGTGTTGAGAACTGTGTCTTATCCACGTCTTGTTTCAATTTACGGATGGCGGCTATAGCAGTATTGAAATTGCGTTTCGCATCGTAACGTAACTCATAGCCTTGTTTTCCCATTTCACTTCTCAAATCATAAAGAAGAGTTTCTACGACATCAGTCAACACGTATGCTAGGTTGAGGGTCGTATTAAGATTTGTTGTTCCTACTAACATGATTTTACTTATTTCTTATTTGAATGAATCCTCGTTTTTCTGTCTCTTTAAGGAGTTCCATATCTTCTTCCTTGATATCACAAGGCGTTTCCCTGTTGACACTCATGTAGGATGATATCCCAAACTTCTTTCGTATCTTTTCTATGGATTCTCGGTCTTTGGTAACCCAACAGATTGTAATATTCATTTTCTCAGACTTTCTCCTTTGAATTTTACCCGTGTAGTAATCGCAACCAATCTATCCATTGTCCGTTCCCCGTACTTTTGGGATATTTCATCAAGCGATAGATTAGTGGTCAATATCAAGAGCTTTCCCCGCTTTTCCGCTTCGTCAACAATTTCACAGAATGCGAGTCTTTTTTCTCCGAATTTCACGCTAAGATTCTCTGTACCGACATCATCAATGTAGATGATATGTTTTGTCTTCACTGCGTCTATATCAGCGTTCATCTGTTGTGCATCATAACATGCTACAATCTTCCGGCAATAGTGATTGAGAAGCAAAGGGATAATTTTCCAGCATATAAGTGATTTTCCCCGCCCACAATTGCCATGGCATAAAAGTCCACGTCCGTTATTCCCGGAAAGCCATGTGGCTATTTCCTCGTATTCCGGCAACCATTCGGCATTTCCCGTGAAATAATTCAATCCTCGCCAAAGGACATTCTTTGAATCTGGTATCGCTATATTCACAAGATTAGGGATAGGGTTAAATCCGGTCTTTCTGAGACTGTCGATTGTTTTCTTGAAATCTATTTGTTCCATCTTTCCTCCCATTTTCTTTCCTGTGGCGAATCGTATTTGTCAGGAGAGTTATCTTTGAGAACCACACCAATATCAGTAGTTGGCTTGGTGGACATTCTTTCTCGGTTTGCCCATGTTACCAACCTTTTAGGAAGTTCCCAGGTCTTTTCAAGTTCATAGCGCATCTTAGTTTCTGATTTGTTCAGTTCAGACCAATAATCAAAGAAGGAGCGAATCATTTCCTTTTGATACTTGCCGACAAAAGGTACAAGAGATTGATAAAAAGACTCTTTTCGGGAGAGAGTAGCGGCTTTAGCTGCGTCTTTCTTATCTCCGTTAGGAGATTCTTTAGTATTATCTTCTTTATCTTTCTTCTTATTATCGCCCTTAGCTTGCCCCATTTTTTCAACAACTGCCCTTAACTCTGCCCTTAGCTCGCCCAAAGCAATGTTTAATTCGCTGATTTCTTTATTGTTATCTATGCCCCTGTCTACGTCCTTGGGTATGACCTTGTATGGGTTGTATTCATCATAGTTGCATAAAGTTATCACAGTCATGCCTTGTTTGTTACAAGTCGTTATCATGCCTTTTCTTTTAAGTTTTGAAAGGAAATAGCGCACTTTCTTTTCAGACCATTGCCAACGCTTCATCAAAAACGATATAGATGCTGGATATTGACCTCTTGTATAAGAGATTTCCCGACCTCCGATGAGTTCGCTGTACGCCTTGTCGGTTGCCTCAAATCGTGCTGACTGAATTAAGTCAAGCCACGCTTCGCACTCCGAAAACTCACGGGCTACCTTCCACATTTCATTCGAGAAAAACCTGCGGCTTAGCCTCAAAAATCCTTCGTCCATAGTTAGAATCTCACGTTAGTTAATTGTCTTCCTTTGGAACAAACTACCCATTTACCATTACCGCTATCAAACAACCGTAAATCAGAGACTTCGCCAAAACGTTTGATGTTACCACAGAGGTCTACGACCCAGCCACATTCTTTGGAAGGGTGGGGGCGAATAGCCCGACCGACTATCTGATACCACATAGCAAGTGACATTGTAGGACGTGCCATAACAACAGTGTCAAGTTCCGGGTAGTCAAATCCAGTCGTAAGTACTCCTACATTGGCAACTACTGGAATCTCACCGGACTTAAACGCTTCGAGTATTCTTTCACGCTCACTTTTCGGAGTATCACCGGAAACAATAGCGCAACCAGGTATAGACCAAGTTAAACGTTCGGCTTCTTTCAAGAACCGAGTAAACACTAAAATACCTTTCCGTTTTCCTCCCATTTTCGGATTCATCAGCCTTTGGACAATATGAACTAGATAACCATAGAAGTCTATCCGTTCATATTCTCTCTGAACTGATTTGTCCGTATAGTCGGCACCAGTGGTATTTACTTTCAAATTGAGTTCGTTCCATCCGATAGGATTCATAGGGTAATAGTTCAGTTTAGCCAAATATCCCATATCAAGCAAAGTAGATACCTGTACATGGTAAATGACCTCTGAAAAAACATGCGGCTTTGTTCGGGTGATGAATTTCAGCATAGAACCGAAATCACGACTGGAACTTAAACGGTATGGCGTAGCTGTTAGTCCGAGTACCTTACATTTCACTGCCTCAAAGAAATCCTTATACATTCCTTCTTTAGGGTTCACAAGATGACATTCATCCACGATGATATTTTTGAAGTGCGTAAAGAGTTCGGGATGGTTCTTTACACTTCCGATGGTAGCAAATGTTATTCGGTTTATCTCCTTTGAGTTGAAAGAAGCTGAATAGATTGAGCAGTCAAGTACACCGTAAGAACAAAGCTTCTTGAAATTTTGTTCCAAAATCTCTTTTGAAGGCTGGAACACTAAAGTATGTCCATCAAGCCTTGCCGCTATATCCGCTATGATAAGCGACTTTCCGCTGCCCGTAGGCAAAACCATGATGGCGTTAGTTTTCTTTGCCTTGTTGTTGAAAAAAGAAACGGCTGAATCAGATGCTTTCTGTTGGTAATCACGCAATACATAACTCATAACCCTTTCTCCTTTCGTAATTTCTTATTAAGTGCCTTGTAATACCTGATTAGCTGTTCGTACTCAAAGTCGGACTTCTTAGAAGTACCAGCAGCTTTCACTTTCAGCAAATCAAACTTCTGTTGACCGATTTTAGCAATTAGATTCACCCGATAACCTTCCAAATGGTCAGCTTTGAACCTGTTGCAGTGACGGCACTCAGCATGGCAGTTATTTTCATCGAAACGTGTAGCCAAATGCGTGCGACTGAAATAGTGGCCGCAATCAGCTTGTTCAAACGGTTTTATCTGACCGCATGAGATACAGTGAAAATAACCGTTCGGCATACAATCACGAAGCCGGATGAAAAGAGAAAACTCCTTGTCGAGTTTAGCTTTCAAATCCGGCTTCTTCTTTACTGTTACTCCTGCTTTATCAAACAGAGGTAGAGGCTTGTCTTTCTTCTTAGCCTTTGTTCGTTTTATGTAATATGGCATTATTTAAATCCCCATTCTTTCATGTAATCAATGTTTTTAATAAATCCATCTATCGGTTTAGGACTTAAAAATAACCTTTCATTTTTTAAACTTGCACCACCCCAAATGGTTGGAGGACATTCATCATAATCCTTTTTATTTGATTCATAGACATTAAATTTGGGTTGGAATCCATAACCTTGTACACTCACGCCTAAATAACCATCAAATGCACGTAAAGCCCACTCAAAAGCTATTTCACGGTGACAATAATGAGAAGAATATACAGCAACAAAAATCTTATGTTGAAACAATCCTGTTTCTGTTAAATCAGGATGACAATCTATTCGGAAGTACTTTACATTTGAAAGTATTTCTTTTACAAACCTCTCGTATTTCTCGCATTCTTCTTTAGATAGGAACTCTTTCCCATCATTTGCGACATAGATTTTCTTAGTAATTTCTTTTTCTTCCATAATATTACCAATTAAAAGCCCCGAAGCGTATTCTCCGGGGCAAAACAACCATTATTCACTAACCCTTGCCATTTATGTGTGGCTCACATTATTCCATTCGGGGACACTATCCGTATGCGCATTACGGAAATATCCATTTGCAACTGAATACTTTCATATCCCCTTTCCAACACAAGTTTGTGGAGAAGCCCAGATTTGCACTGGGACGAGTTGCCAAGCTCGCCACATCTAAGGTTAGCATTCCTATTATCGAGTGGTGCGTCTACTGATTCCGCCACTTCTCCATGTTTGCCCGCCATATCTTCACAGACCTTGCGGGCAGGTTAACAAAGTTATTCCATATAAGCTATCGAAAACTCTTTCGGAATAAACCGCCCGACCGGAATAGGTTTGGCTGATTCAATAGCTGTATGGATTTCCCTCTTTCTGAACTCATGTCCCTTTTCTTTGGCTTGCTTTTCACATTCTTCCTCTTTGTTTTTGAGGTAGTGGGTAATAAGCATCATCGCTCTGTCAACATTGAAGGTATTCACGACAAAGGTTTGGACCCTTTCGTCTTCATTCTCCCCTTCCGTAAATGTGATTTTCGTCTCAATCTGGTAGAATTTCTTTTCATTCGGTTTAGATTCTTCGTCACTATCTTCCGTCTCATCGTTCATCTTGTCAACGTATTCTGCCATAGTGATTTCATTTTTGAGATAGGCAAGCGAAGCATCGTCAACCTTGCGCTCTTTCAAGTTGTCAGTAAGAATCACGCAGGAATCGAACTCCTTTATCATTGTCAAGGTGAATCCGAACTGGTAATTAAGTTCAATGTAGTCTTTCAAGATAAGGCAAGCATTCTCTAGCCCAGTGGCATACAACAAGAACTTATACTTCTTGTCGCTTATTTGCGCTTGTGCAAGATAAGGATATAAGAACTTGTTTTCGTTCTCAAAAGCTAAACGCTTCTGACTACTGACCTCCACTTCTTTGATGCCATCCGCCTCCATACTGAAACGAATCTTTGCCAATAGGTCTTGGTCTATCAGAGAACCACGATCAAAAAGGACTTCATTACGTTCAATGTTTACCGTTTCACCGGTATCTTCATCTATGAAAGATTCTTCCCAGGTTTTGAGGACACGTTTTGCAAGGTACATATTGAGCATCTTCTTCGGGTCGGATGTCACGTACCGTTTTTCTGTTTTTCTTGTTTCTACCATAACTAAATAAATTCTTGATTTCTTTGTATTTCCTGCTGGGCGTATATCAGCATTTGATGTTCATTCGCAGCCGGCAGATAGATACCTGCCACTGATGCGCTCCAATTGCGGAAGCGGTCAATCGAAAGCGTCATTTCACCTGTTGTCAGTTCGGCAGAACTGCGTAAGTAAGTTACTTCTTGACCTTTCTTATTGGTTATCTTACGTTCAAATAAATCACGGTTGCAAGTTCTCTTATAGAAGTCTATTTTTGCTTCATCAAGGCTGCAACCGTATTCACTACCGAAATACCCTAAAAGAAGGTGTAAGTAGCTGTTCTGAGCAAGCGTGCGGTTAGGGAGTTTCTTTTTCACTTCCACCACCGCACGTTCACTAAACAATTTGTTTACATACTCTTTAAACTTGGGTATTTGATATTCATTCTTCAAGTCAAACAGCATACATTAAAAAGGGAGATCGTCCTTTGCATTACCATTCGCATCAACCGGAGACGGAAAATCCTGCGGCTGATGATAAGTCGGCTGTGGTGCCAGTTGTTGCACTGGTACACTCTGTGGGGATTGTGATACACCGCTACGTCCTTCTATTTTGTAGCACCGAATAGATGCCATGCGTTTAAGCTCTCCATCCTGATTCGTCCAAGAACGTCCCTGTAAGACAAATGATACGGTAACGACATCACCCTGATTAAAGCGGTCAAGTTCTGTACACTTGTCACCCGAAAACTCTAAGGGAATAACATTTTCATACTCGCTACGCTCACCCGTATAAGGATCATAAGTGGTAGCATCTAAGATAAATTCCCGTTTGGTAAATGAATTTCCTCCAGTTTTGGATGGTATTTGGACGGTTTGCCCGATTTCGATTATCCGTCCGGTTATTTGATTTGCCATTAATTTTCTCCTCCAAATATCTTTTTATCAGTGATTAAACTTCTGTTCTCTTCCAAGAATCTGATAAACTCTTCACAATGATTAGTGAGAATAGGAATATCACGTTCGGGGTTGAAAACGTATGTCTCTGTATAAGTATCTACCACATAACCGCCCTTGTTGAACTCTACGATGTTGTACTCAAATGTCCGTACATCCGAACCGTTCTTCATCAAAGCATAAGGATAAACTAAATGCTGGTGATGGTCTTTGAATTTCCCTACGGTATAACTTCCGGTTGTTTTGATGTCGTGGACGCTGGCTGGCATCAGTTCGTCAATTACCCCATAAACCAAAACATTGCCGTATGTGGTAGGCAAGATTGCTTCTATCCGTTGTTGTGTCAATGCTCCTTTGTAATAATTGGCAAACTCGCGGCAAAGGTCAATGTGAAAAGTGAAAGTGCGATTGTTGTAAACGGCTTTTATCCCGTAAAGTGTTCCGTCATCATGATATACCCTGCTCATTTCCATTATAGAAGATTTACGGTTCTCAATCATACAATCAATGATTTCATTGAAAGCTGTGCCACGGTCGGCAGCTTCACTATCGAACGGCTTGCGGTTGATCCGGTCTATCAGTTCTTGAAACTGCAATTCGTGAAATTCTTCGGGAGTATGGGGAGGATTTTCGCTCCATCCCCAATACTTTTCCCAAATTACATCACTATTTAGATATCCCCAATAGGCATCCAATAATGTTGCATATATACAGTAATTAAGCTGCTGGTTTTTCATAAGTCTTTGTCTCTTTATTGGGAACAAGCCCTAATGCTTTTGCTTTATTATTAATAAGCACTTTTGCCGCAACCATCGAACTACCTATATGTTGAAATTCACCAAGCCTTGATAACAAGTCATTGATGGATTTTGCGTCTGTCACCAGTTCAACCTGCTCTTTGATTTCCTCCATCACCTTATCGTATTTCTCCTGTGCTTCTTTTTTGGCGGCAAGCATCCCAAGGTAAGAGTTGATAATCTTCGAGGCGATAAAGTCGTTCTTGGCAGTTGGATTACCGTTCTTGTCAAGGATAGTCGGCACTTCCATTACGGAAGGAAGATTACAGGTATTCTTACCGTCATTTCTTGAAGTTGGGTCGAAAGTGATAGTGCGTCTTTGAACGCCTCTTTCGCTTTTCATTTCAAGATAACCAAGCAAATCTAATTCGGTAACGATGGAGTTGTAGGATTTTTCACGTAAGGCAGGAATGAACACTGTATCATCACCTTCTTTTCTTGTGTCACGATGGGCAACGAAAATGATGTGCTTGTTCAGACTTGAGAGTGTTCTTGTCATCCAAGAAAATTCAGCATTGATACCACTCCAATCCCGGATAGACGGTTGGCGGTTACCACATTTATAAGTAATGATGAAATCCATCATCTTACCGATGGTATCAACTACGATTGTCTGATAAGCTGACAAATCTTCCTGCAAGACCTGTTGAACATCACTCCAAGAAGTGACCTGTACTGTGTCTATGTTTTCCAAATGTGCCATATTCATACGTTTCACCCCGTTATCGAAATCCAATAACAAAGGTTTCGGAGCACTCAGTGCTACTGTACTCTTTCCCATACCGGCTTGACCGTAAATCATCATCTTTACTGTGGTAGGAATTACTAATTCATTACTTTTTTTGATAAGACTCATAATCGTAAAATTTAAAGGGTTAATTATATTCTTTGTTCTTTGGAATCAATAGCATAAAGAAATACATCACAGGCGTTTACATCATAAGGAGACATCTTTGTCGGACCTGTCTTTGTTGCTCGTATCTTCTTTTCGGCTATTAATTTCTCAAGACGATACCGTCCGCCAACAAATCCTGCAGCTTGTGACTTGTTTAAAGGTATTCTGTTGCCGATCCGGTAGAGGGTGTTTAATTTTGCTTCCGCATTCATTCTGACCTCCTTATCCTGTCAACGGTTTCTATTTTCGTTCTTCTGGCTCTTTTCATATCGTTCTGTTCGTGGTAGAGCGATAATCCGAAAACACATAGAAGGAAGCAAGCAAAAGCAGAACGTATAGCCGGTGAAAAATCAAACGTATATTCAACACCTGATAAACGTTCATAAAACTTTTTGCATAGCTGCCTGCCATTTTTTACATTAAGGATTTGAAAAGCTTTCTGCAGTTGGTTGTTTATTGTACTGAATGCCCTGCATTTGGCTTCTGCAATCTCTTCCTTTTCCATACCGGAAATAAACATCTGTGCTGTTACTTCACACTCAGGTGTCAGTTCGGTTAGTACTCTTTTCATAATCGTGTAAGATTAGATACTATTTCTGCATATTATTTATAATATACATTGAACCGGTGTACTTGTTTTTAGATATGGTATATGCCGGCTTGCCGCCTGGAACAACAATACCTTTATCTCTTAATTCTTTGCTAATTACATGGGCTTGCTGTCTGTAGCCTGTAACATCAACTTCTGATAGCGGGATAATTTTCTGTTTGCCCGGCTTTACTTTTAAAATCGTTTCTCTAATTGTTGCCATAAGATTAAAAATTAAATTTATGATTGGTGGGTGGTAGAGGAATCGAACCTCCCTCAATTATGATAATTGGTTGCGCAACACAAAGCTCTAACCGATGAGCTAACCACCCATATAAGAAAGGTGCACTATCTTCACAGACGGCACACCCAGTACAAACACAAAATAAAACACGACAAAAACTACTATATTTTTCGGAATCCGCCCGGCTGGTTTTCCTTACTCACAGTACTGGTTTATTGCAGGAACCTTATGCCGGATTATCGGTCTACCTTTTTGCGGATTTCTATCTTGTTATGAACTGTTTTAAAGGTTATTCACGTAACTCTGTGTAGGCGATTCTAACAAAAGCAAAACAACCCACACATATAATACCCATGATAATAATAGAGATCGTTTTTATTGGGCTGTAGGTTGTGATTGCCCCATAAAACATAATTATAGCACATAAGGCTAAAATTATGGCTAAAATCAACTGGATTATTTTCATAATCAATCCTCCTTTTCTACTTTAAAACCCTTATCTTCGAGATAACTAATTATGGTATCTTCACTGACTTGGTTTAGAACCTCTGTTTCATCCATTTCAGAAACAAGACTGGATACATCAAAATAATCCACACAATCGGATGCGCTTACAAGTGATAATAAACTATCAGCACCCACCTTTGAATAATAATGTGACATAATCGTATAATTTAAAAAATTGCGCCCGCCAACCTTTTAGACAGTTGTACCCAGAATCGAGACTGGACGGGCAATATATCGTTGATTTTCTACTGAAAGAAAATTTAAAAGTCATACTTACAACTTGAATCTTTCGTTTAGAACCTTGTGAACGTGTCGGTGGTTACTGCCTGTAGCCGATTAACTTCGCTGTCTGCTATGTGCCCGAAGGCTTGCCATTATGCGCACGGACGAAAAATCCGTTATATATTGCGCCCGCCATACCTTCTACGGATTGTACCCGGTATCGAGACCGGACAGGCATTGTATAATCGTGTATTATGCGTATCTGCTTAAACCTTGAATCAGACAGAGGGCATCATAATCCATGTCGTTATCTTCATCTGTGTCCGGTCCTGAAAGGATGGCTTCATAGGTATCAATCTCTTCTTCGATAACTTCTATGATGTCAGCCTTGCAATCTACATTGTAAACTCTGCGGGCTGTTTCTTCATCCATATTCTGGACATTGTTTAGGTCTCTGTATAAGGCATCCAAACCTTGTTCAATCTCGTAACGTGTCATAATCATGCAATTTTTAAAAGATTAGCTTTCTTGAAACATCTGAACTCACCGCGTTCTGTATCGAAATAGGTTTGAACCGTATCGTTTTTTGCTCTTTTGTCATTGCCAGTTACTGCCGGCATGTATTTTTCGCAAAGCGTGCCGTAAGCTTCTCTCATTGTGCCATCTACTTTCTGAAAGTAGAACTTCACAATCTTGCTTTTCATTTGAGCTTTCAACTTCATATTTGCCCATGCGCATTTCAGTGCTTCGCTCATAGAGAAACCGTTTCTCTTTACAAAAGACCATGCTAAACTCATGACCTCTTTCATCTGATTTTTTAAATTCGTGCTCATAATCGTGTATTTTAATATGTTTATACTATTGTATATGACCTTAAAAATGTCTTTCTTTGCAAAAGTGATTAGGTTATCACTGTTTGATGATGCAAATATACTAGAAGTTCTATATCTAGCATAGAATTTCTAGTTAATTATTGTAAATATGCTAGATTTTCTATAATTAAAAACTAGAATATCTATATGACTTTAAGAGAAAGAATGTTCTATCTGATTGAAAAAGAGGGTATTAATCCAAACCAATTCTATACTATCTCTGGATTGGGAAATGGGTATTTGAATAATGTTGGTGAAAGCTTCAGGAAACCAACAATAGAAAAAATAAAAAAAAGCTTCCCGCATTGGAACATGGACTGGATTCTTTATGGGAAAGGAGAACCTATTATATCTAAAGAAAATATAGAAATTCTAGAAGCAGTGCCATTAAATCAGAACTATATTATAAATGTACCACTAGTGAATCAATATGCACAAGCAGGTTATTTATGTGGCTTCCAAGATGCTGCATATATAGCTACATTGCCAACTATACCGTTTATAATAGATCATGAAGCTAAAGGGAACTATGTAGCCTTTGAGGTGAGAGGTGATAGTATGAATGATGGAACAGAGGAAAGTTATCTTGAAGGAGATAGGCTTCTTTGTCGCGAAATTGCCCCCTATCTATGGGCGGAGTCTAAACTTCATATTAGAAAATGGGATTTTGTAATAATCCATGAAGAAGGTATATTAGTCAAAAGGATTATTGATCATAACCTAGAAAATCATACAATAACGATACATTCCCTAAATGATATGTATTCTGATAGAGTTATTGATTTGGCAGAGGTTAGGCAAATATTCAATGTGATAGAATTACAAAGACCAAGAAGGAGGTAGTTTAAAGCATATCTAGTCTATTTAAACTGATACTATGAAATTTAATTCATACATATGGAGTTTATATAAGCAATCTTCCGAAGGGCAAAAAACTATAAAACTTTTTAGGGAAGCTGATGGGTATACTTTGTTTGAAAAGTATTGTCCTCATGCATATTTTGTAACAGAAGATTTATATAAGGATTGGTTAGAAAACATTTATTACTACGGAGTGTCTGATGTTGAACAGCTAGTGTCATTGGATGAAGCAAAGGAGTTTTATGTATTGTTAATCACACAAGGGATAAGGGTGGAGGATAACCAATGGTTGGCGCGTGATGATTCTAAGCAAATGCTTGGATATATTCAGCCTATTTCTTATATTCTTTCACGTTTTTCTCCTGAATATTTCTTTCCTTATTTATTCTTATGTCGCATGTTAGATTTAAACAGAATAGCTGATATGTTTGATATAGTGTTACCAAAGTTGCCTAAAAGAACAAATTATTATGGTAGATGCATGTATTACTGGGAATTATGCGAGGTCTTTTATCAATTTAGAAAACAATATGGGTTATCTTCTGTAGAATTATGTGCTTTCTTGTATGATTTTGCTCTCGATTTTATAGGAAAAGAAAAATTTGCTATTCCACAACCGGCGCAGGCTTGGTTTATTGGTGGTTTGCTCTATTCTGAAGATGTTTCGTTAGATATAAAGTTTTGGCAAACAAGTCAAGAAACGAAGCGAGGTGATATTCTTGTACACTATGAAACATCACCTGTTAGTGCTATTTCTTGTGTAGAGATAGCACTAACGGATGGAGTTATAGACCCATTATTCCGCTTTTATAGTAATACTTATATTGGTAATAGAATAGAAATTCCCCATATTACTTTGAAAGAACTTCAAATGGATGAATATTTCTCTAAATATCCGTTGGTAAAAAAGAGATTTCAAGGGGTGAATGGCTATCCGATGAGTAATGAAGATTATTTGGAGTTACTTCGTATGATAAAAGCAAAAGGGGGCGATATAGATGTTCTTCCGAAGTTGTATGCACCTACATTGCCTAAGAATCTTAATATTAGAAAAGAAGAAAATGTAGAACAACAATTGTTGGAACCCTTACTTAATTCTATGGGGTGGTACGAAAACAAAGACTTCATCCGGCAGTTACCAATCAAAGCAGGGAGAGGTCATAGGGTATTTCCTGATTATGCACTCCATTATGATAACAAGCCCAATGAGGAAAGGGCAAAAGTTCTGATTGAAGCCAAGCTGCACATGAAGAACAACCAGGCGATAGAGGATGCTTTCTTGCAAGCTAAGTCATACGCTCAATTGTTGGAGTCATCTGTTATTGTCTTGTGTGATAAATATTATCTATTTGTATATGAAAAGCAGCAGTCTTTTGATCGGAATAGTTATAAAAGATATACATGGTTGGATATGGAAAATCCTGACATTTTCAACGAATTAAAGAACAAACTAAATATTAAAGCACAATGAAAAAGATTTTATTTTTAATGGTGGCTGCATTAGCGATAATGGGATGTAGTAAAGATGAAGATGTGAAAGATGAAGCATATGAACTTGTTGCATTCTTTAATACCTATAATTCTAAGGATTCAATACATTGCTATGCAGTAGGTGGTGACTATTTATATAAACAAGAAAGAGGGAGCAATAAGGTTGTATGGAAGAAACCTGTTACAGTTCCTGAAGCTATTATAAAAGATTTGGGATATGGAGAAAAAGAAGTTATAAGATACGAATATTCTTTCGTCACATTAGACACCGATAAGTATATTTATACATGTTGGCTGGCGAGGGAGTCATCATACCCAGCAACATATTACTGCAATATTGGATTGTATTCCGTAACTGGAGAGTTTATAAAAAATAAAAAAATATTCTCAGTTGCCTCTATGCCTAAATTAATTGAATTAAAAGATGGAGATGTTATAATGGTTGCTAGAGGAATTGATTCATATATTTATGCCGTTATTGATGAAAATGTAAATATAATTAAGCAAGGAGAAAATATTCCTTATTTGGATGATATTAAATTTATAAATAGTTCCCAATGTATAACATATGATGACAACTCAATAATATTCTTCAACCTTAACACACAGAAGAAGACAGAAGTGAATGTAGCGGAGTATATAGACAATAAGTATCCCAATGAAGAGCATAAACCTAGATATGTAATAAAAGACATTGAGGTAGGCCTTCGTTATTCAGTCGCACATATTGTCGTGACTTTATACAGTGGAGAAGCTGAGAATATTGAAATGAAGCTAAATAATGAAACAGGTGAAATTCTAAAGTAAATCATAAAATTAACGTATTAATTCTACCTTAAAAATAGCAATTGTATAGTAGATTGTGTTTTGAAAAGGTTAGAGAAGGGTGATTAACGAATTAGTAATCAGTATAATAAAGAGGCTGCTGCACGGGACTTCGTAACGCGTAGGTCGCCAGTTCAAGTCTGGCTAGCGGCTCTCAAATAAAACGCTGATTATTAGTTAAATAATCAGCGTTTTGTTTTATGTGGAATTTCTTTTGTATGAGCGGGGTGTTTCCCTTTATATGAAATTTATGTGAAATATAAAAACGAAATTTATGTTGGGTCGCATTATTGTTTTAGTCATCGCCGGAGTTGCCGTTGTCTATATTGTTCGTTTTATAGATAACTTTTTCTCTCAGCGCAGAAGATAA